TCTGCATAAGTACCTAAAGAACAAGAACCCCATTTTAATTCAAAAGGCCAAACAGGAGATGCTCCGTGGTATTGTTCATACCAATCTTTATGATGCTTTTTCATATGAGCGCCTTCCCACTTTTGCATCTTTTTAACATCTTCATTTGTTAAAGAGTAGTTGCTGTCATACTTATCAGAACATTCAATCTTTTCAATGACTGCATAATTCCAAGGAAAGTAATCACATCTACTTTCGTAAGTATTTATCGCCTGCTCAAGTAATTGAATTGCCATACCTGCTTTTGCAGCAAGGTCCCCCTAAACCGCCTCTTTGAAGATCATATATAGGGGTATCATCAGGTTGTGCAGAATGAGGCTTGCAAATATGGTCCTTGAGTGATAATGCCCAAAAGTCACCTTTATAGTGAAAGACAATTTGTTCATTTTTTATAAATCTTTCTGGGATCATATTACATAAGAACTCAACTGAAGAGTCTTTTACAACAAACTCTTTCTTATTGTCCATTGACTTAATAAGATCGAAGTCTTCGTCCATACTGAGGTCTTTATGTTCATTAAGTCCTTTACCACCGCCTGTCCAATATTTATGATACTTAATGTTCTCAACAAATTTCTTAAGTTCATTATAATTCATATCATCTCCTACTTTGAAAACTTATCACAAAAGATTATTGCTTTAGTTTCATCAAAATGTAATTCAGTTGTAAATGCAACTTTTATAAGGCTGTTTTCTTCAAAGAATACAACAAAGCCAGAATGAAACATCTCAAAGATTGTTTTTCTATCTCGCTGATTTACAACGCCCCATAAGCCATCATAATCATTTTGTAATGTTACACATAAATTAGGAAAGCCGTATTTTGCAAACAATTCATTAAGCTTCTTTTCAGACTCTTCTTTCTCTGAAAAGTCAAAACGGAAAACCTCAATTATTGCTTTCATCAGATAATTCCTTTTCTGCCATCTCCTGAATTTCTGCAAAAGTTTTTCCATTAAGAGGGTTGTTTTCCTCTCCTAAATGCTTCTGTATCATTTCATCAATGAGCTCTTGATTTAATTCCATATATGGACCTCCAATATCAATATTAACACAAAAGGAGTTGCACTCCGCAGCTCCTTGTTAAAACCTCCAGAATGTATCTTTACTTTTTGAACTTAGGATTGAAGTTTATCTTCTTTGGCTCAAATGTGATACGAACGACACCGAATTCAAACTCAACAATAGGTTCTTCTATGTTGTATCTTGTGTTGTCTACCTTGAAAGGAACGCGAGTATCCTTTACAGTAAAGCCTTGAACCTCGTAGGTTTTGCTTTCAACTTTTGGCTCTTCAGTTTCAGGAGAGTCTTTAGCATCGGAATCTTCTTTTGCTTTTGGCTCTTCTGCCTTTACACCACTTGAAAGAACAAGGTCAATGTAATCTGGATTTTCTTTGTTGATTTCAAAAGAAATGCTCTTTGGATCATATCCTGCACACGCGAACTCGTAGGTCTTTCTACCTTCGTTATCGTCGATAATGTTTACACGGATTGCGTCTGAACGAACAATATCTTTAGGTGGGCGATTACGGCCATAGGAATAAGTGCGAACAATCTTTTCGCCAACTTTATTTCCATTGTCGTCTGTGATGTCTCTGCGGTAAACACGAGACCCTTCAGGAAGATTGCCTTCCTGCATTGCTCTACAAATCTCTGCTGGAATTGCAAGAGCTTCATTGAATAAATCATCGAAACTACCCATTGGTACGTCTCCCTTATAAAAATATATTCTATCGCCTTACGGCGCATAGTTGCAATTGGTTATAAGGAATGTTTTGCAACCATTCCTTATAACCAATTAGTATATTAACATAAATTTGAAGATCACTTATTTTGCATTTCTGCCATCGCCTGCTGTGCAAGTGATGTAGGATCTTCTGGGTCTTCATAATTGTCAGTCATATCAGATGAGTTCTTTTCTGCAATACCGTTTCTTGACAACTGACCAAGTTGGAAAGCATACTGATTCCAACTATCAATAAGACGGCGGAACAAAGAAACTTTGGACTCTGCCAACTGAATCTGAGCTTGCAAAGCAGCGTATTCTTTTCGGTATCTGACAATAACCATCTTGTCAATTTCTTCTTTTTTATACCACTTTGCTGCAGACTCACTTGCTTTGTTTACATCTTTTCGAACTTCCAAAAACTTTACAGCTTCCCATTCAGAGAAAGCTTGCTTTGCAGAGTTCCACTTCCATCTTGCCTGTTCATACAATGCAGTAAGAGCAAGCATTACGTGTTCGTGTTGCATAATAGCACGGTCAATCAATGGAAGAGGTGGCGATGTATTACCGTCAAAGAGAAGCTTTTGGTCCATCTTTGCAACTTGCTTTGATACAAATTCAATAAACTGATTTTCAGCGGCAGACATCGCTCCGCCAATTTCAGTATTTGATGTTATACTTGTATCATCGAAATCAAGACCATCATCAGCCCTTTCATATAAAGGCTTCGGCTTTTCTTCAACAGGCGGTTCTTGAATGATACGTCTTCCTTCAGGCATTACTCACCTCTTTTAAAAGTTGCTCTTCTCATTTTCAAAAATGATTTTTCATCACGAAGAGTCTTTTTATAAATGCCACACTTACAAGGACCTTCGCTATCGCGTGTATAAAAATCCTTACACATACAGCGTTCGCCATTACCTGAAAGGCAGCACCAATTGTTATCTTTAACTTTCTGTTTAAGCCCAGGCTCAACTTCAGTAATTACATAACGGTCTTCCACCCAAACCTCAAATCTTTTAGGAGATTTTGGGATTGCTGCAAGTTCTTCATCAGACCAAGCCTGTTCTTTTTCTTCCTGCTCTTCTTCCCAATCTTCTTTTGATTTTGCCATATTTATTCCTTCTCCACAAACAAGCAATCATCTTTCTTGCCTGCCATATAAAGTGATTTAATTAAGTCCATCAAGGACATTTTTTCCTTTGTTGAAATCTCATCTTTTGTATCAACTTCAGTGAATTTGAATTCTCTGTTTGAGTTTTCAAATACAACTGTTGTGACATTATCTTTCTTATTGATTTTTATATCCATAGAAACCTCTTTCAATAATATTAACACAAAAAGGATAGGGCAAGCCTATCCTTTATAACTTTTGAAATCCTTTATAGATTTTTATACTTTTTTACTTACGGGCAAGTTTTGCAATCTCACCAAGACCCTTGTCAGCATAGTCTGAGTTCTTTACTTTGAAAGAACAACCAATGTTGCTGTCTTTATCGTAATTCATAGTGCGAACTACAACGCCTTCGTGCTGCAAGTAATCAACCCAAATCTTGTCCTTTGGCTGAACTTCGTAAAGAAGATTCTGATAACCTTCAGGTGATACAATCCAAGCAGCCTTTTCTGCGTAAGCAACTGCAGCATTTACATCAGGCATAATGTCCTTAAGCAAAACATTTGACTGAATAACAGGAACAAAGTGGAGACCAAAGTCAGCAGTTGCAACCTTGATAGCTTCTTCAGGTGGAAGCTGCTTTCCTGTGTTGTAATTCTTTACAGTAAAAACATACCAATCATTTTCAGCAAAGTTGTAAATGTTCTGCTGAATTGTAGGACCTACCTGTTCACCCTGAAGAATGTAAGCATTACCAGTTTCCTTGTAGATTTTCTTCATCTTGTTGATGATGTCTTTCTTACGCATCATTTCCCAGAAGATTGAATTGTCGGGAAGAGTGTAAGCATTGTTACGAGAACAAGGATAAGCGCCTGTAAGCTTCTTTCCTTTGAAAACAGGAACAACAGTAAATGATTGACCTTCCATTTTTGCAGTTACATAAACCCGTTCATCAGCGAACTTCTGAAGAGTCCCTTTCATATTCTGGATTGTTGTTTCATCAGACTTTGAAATCAAATTTGAAGGGAAGCCGCCTGAAGAGTTCTGATGATTCTTCTGCCAAATACGACCAATCCAACGAGTAAGAATATGTGAGAGGCAGAACTTAACCCACTTAGGATAAGCCTTCTTTGACTCACCTTTTGTTGGAGATGCATCTTCCTCAGGTTCATACTTACGGATTTCAAGAACATCAGTAATGTCATCGCCTGCCTTAAACTTTTTCCAAACTTTTTCATCAAGGCCAAGTTCGTTAAGTGGAACAATCAAACCCCAAGACTTGATTGTTGCAAACTTCATAGGCTTGATAACAAAGCCATTTACTGACTCTTTGAAGCAACGCTTACGAAGCCATTCCCAAGTATCTTTTACTGGGAGAATTGAGCCTTCCTGAATAAAAGCAACAAGCTGCCCAGGCTGAATGTCCTTTGACACCATTGCTTCATATGAGTTTTCAACCATTGAAGCGCCCTGTACCTTGTCTTTTCCTTCGAGCGGCCAAACCTTTTCAATAGTGCAAATTGAAGCTAAATCTCGCATTTATAAACCTCCGTTTCTAATCATACCAATGTTGTGAATTGTCTGCAAAGTAACGGGCAATTTCACAAAGCTTATTATACATTTTATCATAAATCTCTCGCTGAGTAATTTCATCGAAAGTTTTATATCTTTCTGTTAAGTTCTCTTTTTCCAAAGCTTCATCATAAGTATGTTCAGTGTTGTCCATAAGCTCAACAACAAACTTATGATAGTCACGAAGCATTTTTCTGAAAGTCCAAATTGAACGAACTTTTGGAATTGCACCGCGGATATGACACATAAGATCTTTTGAAAACTTTTTGTAGTCAGCAATGTCTATGTCAAAAGTATGCTGTGCAAAAGTGAAATCCTCAAATGTCCATTCAGGCAAATGCTTTTTAATTACATTAGGATTTGTAGGATCTGGGATAGGTAAAAATTGATACTTATTAAAGTCATTTATTACTTTCCCAAACTTTTTGATTGACTTGACTGTCTTTACAGCTATGTCATCTGTTTCATACTTAAGAGCATCATTACCCTTTTCAATCAAATACCAAAGTTCTCTTTCGCTGCCAAGATCATAACCATCAAATTCAGTAATGTAAACCAAATCAATGTTACGATTCTCTGCGTGCTTGTCCCAACAAAGTGTTACACCTGCAATGTTAAGATGTGCGCCGTTTTTAATTGACTTCTTATCATAGACATAGTTTGTGCAATCCTGATAAAAGAACTCATCACAGAAGAATTCATTTTTGTTGATTTTGTGATGGCATATATCTTTCAAAGATTGCAAAGTTCTTTTCCAAATAAGTAACTCGTCTGCTTTATTTCCGTAAGCAGCAATTGCGCCGCCATCAATGTAAGACTTGCTTTCATCGCAATTCCATTTAAGATTGTAAAGCATATGACTGAGTTTGATGTCAAAGTATCTGTACATTGCATCTGGGCCATCCCAAGTGTTTGCCAATCGGAAAGCATTAAAAGTTGTTTCTTTACAATTCTTTCCATACCCATTGACATACTTATATGTTTCGTGGCGCCAGCGATACCAATACTCTGTTTCAAAGAATTGTCCTACAACTCTTTTTATTTCCCTTAAAGGATTACTTCTTATCATAATTCAATTTTTCCAAGAATCTCAGAAAGCTTTGCTTGCATCACATTGTGCAATCAAGTACAGTCTGTTCATTTCGGATTTTGTCAGATTGTATTTGTCCCTTAGTACTTTTTTCTTTTCGCCGATGCGTCCTCTTTCACGCATAAGCTCTTTTTCCTGCTCTTTTGCTTTTCGATTGGCATCCTCAAGTGTTAAAAACTCTGGCGGATTTTCTGTATCAAGAATAAAATAATTTGAATGACTTTCAGTGTCACACATAACAACCTGTAAGTCTTTATTCTTTATACAAAGAACTTCACCGCCTCTTGTTTCAGTATGTCCAATTACTTGCTTTTCAAAAAGATAGTCTTTGAGTAAAGCAGTTGGGCGCACCCATAATGGACCTTGAAATCTTGAGTCACCATACCCAGTGATGTCCCAATCTGAAAATCTAAAGCAGTATACATTTCTTGTTTTTAACATTTGATTTGCAAACTCAATTGGCTTATCAGCAAGTTCAAAGTTTGCAATTCTTTCCTTAAAGCGTTTCATTGTTTCTTCAACCCAAGTTTTTGTAAAACCTGCGTGAGAGAAAACCCAGCCGTCATATTCAACGGCAATCTTAAACATATCAGAGTTTTCTTCAAAGACCTGATGATATGCTTCATAACAGTTCATTTGAAATCCTGAACAACGACCACACCCAAACCAATAATTTTCAAACTCGTGATTACCTACAAGAAGGTCGATGCGTGGGTCTGCCTTTGCGGCTTCAATTATCTCCTTTACGTTTGCAAGAGCAGGGAGTCCTTTTTCATCCTCATTAAAAGAATCTACATAATCCCCCAAGAAGACAATTTTATCGCAATCTTTGAGTTTTTCAAGATTCTTTTTCCAGTGCTTACTTCCGTGCACATCTGGAATCACACCTATTTTCATAAAATTATATTAATCTCTATACTTAAATCTTCCTCGAATTTTATCGTGGTATTCGTCTCTTTTCTTGATATGATGCTTATGACACCAAATAAGAAGAACAGTAAGTACGATAACATCAATAACAACCCAGATGATTGGACTGTCACCCATCAGAAAACTTGAAATTGTAAAAGTCCCGCAAATCATTCCAAGAATAAAACCAACCAAACCTCTAAGCATATTCACTCCTTAATCAAAATGCATACCGCACTTCTTACACTTTTTTACACTTAAGAAGTCTTCAAAACCACAAGTCGGGCAAGCCACTTTAGGAGCAGCCTTTAATACTTGTACACTTGATGTTGCATATTGCATATTTTTACCGCCCGCTGTAAACTTTGCAGAAGGCGAAAGATAACCTGTAATTCTTTTTGGCCGAGCCGTTGGCCAAGAAGTTAACTTTTCACCTTCTTCTGTATCAAGTGTTTCTGCGATGTCCATTTTATCAAAAAATTCAGGACATACAGAAGTTATCTTTTCCAATACTTCTTGATTTACAAATACCTTAAAATCGTGTTCAAGGATATAAGTATGAAGATTTGGGATGTCTTCTGTTTCAAAATAATCTGAAGCGTTACGATATACATCACGGAAGTCAATAAGAAGATAATCTTTTCCTGCATCAATCTTTGCAAATGTAAGATTGATGCCTTCAACGGATTTTACTTGTCCGCCACGAGGATCATCATATCTAATTGTGAACTTTTCAAGTCTATCTCCAATACCTTCAGGAGTAAGATGCCCAGGAGACACATCATAGCCTTCTGCAATATGAATAAGCTTTGTGATTTTATCAAAAATTTTATTCATCTAAACTATAGAACTCCAATCCTGAAAAGAATATTGGGAAGCAATCACAAATGGCGCCAACATCTGTGTCATCGTCAACCCAAACCTTTACTTTATCTTTAAGCAAATACTTTCTTAATAATCTTAAATCTTTCAAACCGTTGATGCACATATCTGATGAAAGAAACATCCAAATGGAACCGTAATCTTTCCAATGAAATGTTGTAGCAGACGGATGCTCATCAATGCTGTTGTCCACACTTGCTGTAACTCCTCGCATATCAAAAATCTTTTCATCGGGAGTTACAAGAAGATGTTCTTCATAAATACTTTCAATATGATTATCTTTTGTATATGAAACTATTTCCCAGTCATCTTCGTCTTCAAGATCAGATGGCGGCAAGCGTTCTTCCTGTTTTTTGAGTACTCGCTGTTTGTTTCTTTCCTTCCATCTTTCTTCTCTTGCTTTGTTCATCCCTTTATCTCCAAATTGATGTCTTCGAAGTATGTAGGAGACCTATCTATAAGTCTTTCAACAACGATAGACGAGGCAACAACCTTATATGCGTCTTTAATCTTCAGATGGCAATAAACTTCATAGCCCTGTGTGTATAAAACATCCCAGCATCTATCTAAGTCTAATACACCGCCATCTGTAGCATCATCGAACTTGCAGTTAATTACATATTTTAGTAACATTTTTCAATATGTGGAATGATTTCTCCACGACGAACCACTTCAACTGTTTTGCCAATTTCAATCCCAAGTTCAATCATTTTCTTAATGTTGAAAACCTGTGCGTGAGTAACTGTTACTCCACACAGTTCAATTGGGTCAATCTCAACAACAGGAGCAAAGTATTTGCCTGACTGAGACCAAATAATGTTTCTTATATGAGAAACGCCAACATCAAGTTCAAACTTGATTGCACAACTGTTCTTAGGAGTTCTGTTCTTAAGGTCTTCATAGTCAATCACTGCAGGCTTTACAACTACACCATCAATATCGTATTCAATGTTTTCACGGTTTTCATACTGTGAAGTCCTAAACTCAAATGCTTCCTCAACAGAAGAAACTTTTTTGAAAGCAGGGATTTCAAAACAGTTGCAAACAAGATACTTGAGCTTGTCTTCCTCAGTTGTGATAAACTTCTTTTCAGCAGTTTCCTGCATATCGTAAGCAACAAAGTTGAGGTTGTCAAGTTCTGAACCATCAAGATGCTTCATAATCCCTGCAGCAGCATTGCGGCAGTTCTTCATCTTATCTTTGTAGTTTTTATTGAACATTGAATGCGACATCAGGATTTCACCACGGATTGAACCTGTAAGAGGTGGGTTTACACAATCAAGCTGAACACCTTTTACAAGCTTTGCATTTTCAGTAATATCATCGCCTTCAAAACCTGTTCCACGGGTAACTGCCTGAACAAGTTTTCCGTTACGATACTTAAGTTCAATTCCTGCACCATCCATTTTCTGTTCCATCATATAGATGCCTGGGTGCTTTTTGAACCAATCTTTGAATTCTTCTTCGTTTTTACATTTTGCAAGAGTGCCTGTGATTAAGTCGTGTTTTGCTTTTGGGAAGCCTTCAACGTGGTCATCATAGGTTACTGTATCAACATAAGTCGGGTCAAGGGTTTTAAGTTCATTGACAAGCTGGTCGAACTCCTTATCTGACATAATAGGATTTGCTTCGCCATAAGCCTTTGAAGCTTCTTCGATCTTTGCTTTAAGTTCGTCAATTCTTGCCATATTTTAACTCCTTACAATAATAATATAAAGAAAAGAAGCCGTAAGTTTAATTACGGCATCTCAAAAATGTCAATTTTTTCAAAGTATTTTGGATCGTAATTATCAACTAACCATTGAATACAGTCTTTAGGCTTGAAGTCAGCAACAAGGTCACCGTGAGTCCAACTATGATCTTTAAGTTTAAATGTAAGCGATATTGTCATAATATATTTAATTCAATGCTATCGGCTTTTCTGCAACTGCAATTTGAACATTATAACCATTTGTTTCAAGGAACGCTTTTAATGCAGTTTGTGCTTCAGAGTCACCGTGAACTAAAATAATCTTTTTAAGTTTTGATTTATCAACGTCTCTCAACCAACGGAACATTTCATTGTAATCAGCGTGAGCAGAGAAGCCGTCAATTGATACAACTTCAGCTTTCAAATCGTAATCTTCATCTTCGATCTGAACTACAGGCTCTTGATTGAGAATGCGTCTACCTAAAGTGTTTTCAGCCATATAACCAACAGCTACGATTGTGTTTTTAGGATTGCTCAAGCCTGTCTTAAGGTGATTGATAACTCTTCCTGCTTCACACATACCATTTGCTGCAATTACGATACAAGGCTTATCAGTTTTTGCAATTCTTTGTGAGTCTTTGAAGTCAGTAATACAGTGTAAAGATCGAACACTGAATGGATTTTTTCCTTGACTTACAAACTGCTCAACAATCTTTTTATTAAAACACTCTGGGTGAATATTGAAAACACCTGTCGCTGCAGTTGCCATAGGAGAGTCAACATAAACAGGAACTTTTGGAATTTTCTTATCCCTCATCAAAAGTTTGATGTTGTAAATAATTTCCTGAGCTCTTTCAATCGCAAAAGATGGAATGATAACCTTACCGCCTCTTTCGATTGTTCGATTGATAATCTCTTCAAGCTTTGTGTAACAAACTTCAGACGACTGATGCAAACGGTTGCCGTATGTGCTTTCCATTACAATGTAATCAGGCGCGGGCATACAAGTTTCAGGCTCATTTGTAATTGGATTTGATTTACGGCCTAAATCACCTGTAAAAAGAATGTGCAACTTTTTATTTTCTTTTTTGAAAAGTTTTCTTAATAATGACTTCTTTTTAGGAACTTCAATATCAATCATAGAAGAACCTAAGATGTGTCCTGCATCATAGAATGTAAATGTAAGATTATCATTTACATACTTCTTTTTATGATAATAATGACAACGGAAGTAGTCCATTGTATTTACAACGTCCTGTTCATTATAAGCAGGAGCAGGCTTTTCGTATTTTTGAATCTTTGCTGAGTCAAGTAAAATAATTGAAGCAAGATCACGGGTTGCAGGTGTCGAATATATTTTTCCTCTGTAACCATTTTTAACCAATTTTGGTAACAAGCCTGAGTGGTCAAAGTGTGCGTGTGTTAAAAATACTCCTGATAACTTATCAGCATCAGGTAATGTAAAATCTCTGTTTCTTTGATTATCTTCTTGATTGCCCTGCCAAGCGCCGCAATCAATTAAATATTTTTCATCGTTAATAATTAACAAGTGTTTTGAGCCAGTGACTTCGCCAGCGGCACCATAAGATGTAAGAGATATACTCAAATGAATCCTCCACGTTAAAGCATTTCTTCTAAGGCATTGATGTCTTTTTTCAAAAGAGCCTCTTTAACTTTTTTATAAAAAGTTTTGCAAGTAGCAAACATTTCTTTTTCAGTCATTTCATTATAAGGGAAGTTTCTTGAAAGAATTATTTGACTATCTGCATCAAATACAATAACTGCCCACATAGAAGGTATTAAATCAAATATGTAAGCAGTACCAACAGTTGTTTCTTTCTTCGTGATAACACGACCAAAATCAGCTTCAACCATTTGCCATAATTAGTCTTCTTCAGTAAGAACTAATCTGACTTTTCCGTCTTTAGTAATTGTCTTAATGTTTGTAGGACTTACAACAATATCAATGTTTGTATCAGGATGCTTAATGCAAACCTCTACATCAAACATTGCGTATCCCTGATGAGCAAGATCTTGGAGTTGATTTACTGCACTTGATAATTCCATATAAGTATATTAACAAAAAAGGACAGGCGTTTTGCCTGTCCTGAAAAAAGTCAACTTTAATTATTAGTCTCCTACCATAATATCTCTTAAGTCTTCCCACATATCTTCAGCATCATCTCCTGAAAGAGGGACCATTTTCAAAAACATTTCGTGGTCGCCTTCAAGAACAAGTTTACGCACATAAGATGCAGAAGCTTTTGTTGTTAAGTCTTCAGAATTATCATCACGAGCACCTGCGCTTTCAAATCTGATTGAGTCAAAATTATAATACATAGCAGGATTCTTTGCTTCAAACCCGTTGTATTTACCAATCATCTCTGTAATGTCGCCTTCACCACCAATACGGTCTTCTCCGCCAACATAGATTAAATCAGTAAAACCTTGTTCATATATTTCGTGGAGCGCAAAGATAACTGTTTTTGCAGAGGATTCTTTTACACAATCACCAAAAGCTTTTTGCGCATATTTTATTTTTAATTCGTATGGGAGAGGATTTTTATTTTCGCCTTTCTTATCAACAGAATGAGACAAATATACAAAAGGCTCACCGTTGTTGTCAACTGCCAAGTCTTTTACAGTGTCAACCAATTTAAGATGTCCGATTGTTGGAGGATTCATTCTACCCCAAGCAATAACTGCAGTCTTTCCCATTACTCTTCCTCGTGATCTTCAATCTCTTCTTCAGAAGGATTTATAATCTCCTTACCTTCGTGTTCTGCAACAAATTCAACAGCCTTACCTGTAGGAATGTACTCCCACTTATTTGTTATACGGAAGAAGCCATCATAATGCAAAGCTTTGAAAACTGAGCTCCACTGACCACGACTTCTATCTCCCCAGATTGCATCGATAATCTCCTTTCTTTTGCAGAATGGGTGTTTTACAATGTAGTCAATGATTGCATAATAGCCTGAACCAACATTAGGTTTTGTATAAGATAATTGAGCCTGTGAACTTGATGCAGGAGGCGTTGGCAATACTTTTGTATTTCCAATTGTAAAGCCATCAGACTCTTTTAAGATACTTTCAAACAATTCTTCTGTCATTGCAATGTCCTTTTTTTATTTAGTTGCTTTATGCCACCTATACTCGACTATGCGTGGCATTAAACGGCCTTCAACAAATCCTTTTAATTTATAGTCATTAAGTTCTGAAGTTGATATGTTGTAAGTTTCTTTGCCATTGTTTACCCAAAGTCTTTCACCTATATTTGGCCCAGAACCACTTTCTTTTATTTTTCTTATTCTTTCAGTATTATCAGATGTAGCCCAAACTTTTGCAGAATTGATACCTTGAACTTTTTTAACATTTTCTCGTCTTATTAGTTCATATTGCTGTAAGTGTTCTTCACAACAACAGTAAGATTCTCTCGAGTTTTGTTTGTGACATATAGGACAGTCTTTAATAATTACTGCACCTTGCTCTAACATTTTTTGTAATCTTTTATCACCTGCAGCAACAGGTTTTTGATTTTCGTATTGAACCCAGGTTCTGTTAAATGTAAATGTTTTACCTTTATTTGGCCCAGGCTTAGTTTTTCTATATTCAAGATTCTCTTTTTTAATGTTTTCATAATATCGTATTGCAGAGTCATCTTCAAGAAATTCTTTGACTGCATCTTCTTTCCCTTTTTTGATATAATTTTTTGGATGAATTATTATAATACAGGCATCAAGCATTTTTCCATAAAAAGAATTATCTTTATTCTCTAAAGCCAATAAATAATGAGCTTGAATATGTTCACCTAAAGTTAAAAGAACTAAATTACTTTTTTCATTTGTGCCACCCATACATCTTGGCAATATATGATGCTTTTCATAGTAATTGCCGTCTTGTCTTGAGCGAGTTTGAGACTTTGCAAAATCAATAAGTTCTTTATATGAATTATAAATGTGCATAAAAAGCTCCTTATACCATTTAGTATAAGGAGCCTATATGTAAGACTTATTTTTTAGAATGTCTTCTTAAAATCTTATATATTTGTTGTCTGACCCACATTTTCGAACACTAGTACTACGTACTCAGAGAATACGTTTACCTTTACTTTAACGTAAATGTAGAACTTCTTCATTGCTTTTGTTGTATCGTTGTTTACACCAGCAATATCGCAAACAGCTTTTGCCCAAATCTTGTTTGAACCAACAGTTCTCTTTGCAAGGATTGCTTCAACCTGTTCCTGACGAACTCCCATCCAGTAATCGTCAATAGGTTTCTTAATCTGCTGACGCATTACGTTGTCGCGGATTTCACGCTTACAGAGCAAGAATGCAAGAACGTGGCCGACTTCAGACCAGTCTGTTACGTTGTTAGGATCCTGAGTTGTCTTTGATGATACACACATCAAACCGTCGTCAGCGTTATAAACGATTGGGTTGATACCCTTTTCATCCATAATCTTTGTTGCTGTGTCAGAGAAGTTCCAACGAGCTTTCAAGATTGCACGAGGCAACTGACCACCCATATTGTTGTAGTTGTACCAAGCAGGAGCCCAACCACCCATCTTCTTTTCGATGATACGGCAGTACATCAAACCAACATCACCAATAGGCATCATCCAGAATGACTTACCTGTGTAAGCATCATAGAATTGGAATTCACCTGCATACTGTGCTGTCTGTTTAGAACGACCAGTAACAGTAAGTTTTGAAGGATTTGCAAACTCACCCTGAGTAATAAGCTTAGGAGAAATTGCCATTGCAAGCTTGTGTGTTTCAACAAGTGATGCGTGCTGTGTATGTACGAATTCCTGTCCTGTAGGATCCATAAATACATAAACATCATCGTACTGAGCATCGAATGCTTCAGTCCAACCCTGTTTAACAATCATTTGGAACTCATCACGCCAAGCGCCACCAACTGTACCTTCTGCAAGGTTTTTCTCAACAGCATAAGTAGCATAACGCTGACCTTTAAGTTTGAGTTTGAATGTTACAGGAACAATGTTTCCTTCTACGTCGTATGTCAATTTGTCATCAACGATACGTTTCTTTGTATAGATACCGTGTGAGTCAAGATCTTCGTCAAAAGTCTTGTCAGGATGGATTTCAATAAATGACATATCGTCATCATTGAGAACGTTTGGCCAATAAATGTTTGCACCAAAACCATCCTTACCTTTTTCATCGAAAGAACCAGTGAACTCACCACCGCTCATCATTTCACCTGGGTAAACTTCCTCTTTTACAGAGAATGTCATTGTGTTGAAGTTGATGTCTTTTACCAATGGATAGTTTGCATCGTCTTCTGTTTCAAACTGGAAGTTTGAAGGAGATACAACGTAAACGATTTCGTGGTCAATCTGAAGTGTTGTTGTGTTGTCTTCAAGTTCAGTTGCAACTTCAGCGTTGTTGTTCAAAACTTTTACACCGTAAATCAAGATTGATTGTGTCAAGTAAGACTCACCAACATTTGCAGATGCCTTAGCAGCTGTAGGGAATTTTGTTTCATCCAACTCTGGGTTGTAAGAATACAACTTGATTTTCTTTGCAGCAGCAGCCTTTTCTGGAACGATAAGTTCGTTGCCTGAGTAAGAACCTTCAATGTTCAAGAACAAGTTGTCGTCGTTGTTGTAGTTCAAGTTGTCAAGAACTGAACGGTCAATTTTCTTAAGGTCACCAATGATAAGAGGAGCAGCGAAATCATACTTCCATTTATCATAACCGATGCCTGTGATGTTAACTTCAGTTGTAACTTCAGCAGGAGATTTCTGAACGATATATCCGTATGTATCAGCTTTTACATTGAGCAACCAAGTAATACCCTGATAGCGGTTCTTTGGAGAAACATAAGTAGAAGTTGTTTCATACATTGTCTTTCCGTTAGGACCATCAACGATAACTTCAACACCAAGGAAGTTAGGGTCAACTGCAGCACCTGAAGCACCGAATGAGTTTCCGTCTTCGAGATAAGCTACAACATCAGCCCAAGAATATTTTGAAGAAGCCATTGCACAAGCCAATTCAACATTTGGCAAGAGGTCTGTCAATGTCAAAAGTGGTGCGTCTGAGTTGTTATAATCGTTTGTAGATGTTGCTGTGATACCAAGCTCAGAAAGAGTTGCAAGAGCAGATGCCTGTCCTGTCTTGAATGATGAGTTGTTGATAGCCCAAGAGTTACCACCAATCATTACTGAGTATGTGCCGTCTGCAGCTTTCCACCAAACACCACAGTAGAAGTCTGTTACAACATCGCCATCTTTATTTTCAACATAAAGTTTATGGTCGGTCTTGTTTACAGAGTAGTAGTAAACGCCTTCTTCAAATCCAGACTTTTCGTCTCCCCAATAGTTGAGACCAATTTCCTGAACATTTGCCCAAACTTTTGCAGTAATACCTGTGATGTAAACTGCAACATTGTCTTTTGTTCCATCAGGAAGTTCACCTGTAGGATAACCTGAAGCACCACCAACGCCTTCTGGGTTAACGATAATGTTTACATTTGAGTCTCTGTAGCCTTGTGCACTTTCAAAGCCAACCTGAACCATTTGTGTATAGTCAACTACGTCCTTACCTGTAACATTGTAGAAGTCGATAAGACCTTTACTTGTGATGTAAGAACCACCGAAGTATGAAGGGTATGAAGCTGAAGAACCTGCAGGAGCAGAGATGTATAAACCATACTCTTGGTTGAAAGCTTCTGCCTCATAAAGGTCAGGCCAATTTGATGTAGGAACACCAACCATAGCGTAAATCGCTTCCATATTGCCACGCTCAAAATAGTATGGATTTTTCTCACCTTTTGGAGCGCGAACAACCATATAGCCCTTGATTGTGCTTGCTTCAGTATTGATTGTGAATGATTTGTCAATATCAATAAATTGCAAGCGCCAAGAATTTTTTGAACCCATTGAATATCTCCTTTACCCGAAGTCTTTCGAGTAATTTTAATAATTAGTTTATGAGTTTAAAAAAGCTATGGTGCAAGTTGATGAAAAAATTTCCTACTAATTATGACTAATTATTTTAGGAGTTTATTATGAAGAAAAGTCACTTTATTTCAATACGTGAAATAGCAGACGACGACACAACAATAAGTTCAACAAGATGGGCTTTTGCTTCTGTTGTTTATGCTGACATTTTAGTTGTTGTAGGAACGATTGCTTCAGGGTTAGTTGGCCACTTTTTGGGCAAGCCAATCCCAGGAGAGTTTTATGGCTCAGTAGCTTTATTGCTTGGAGTTATAACAGGGATAATCGGTGTGAATAAAGGATTGCAAGGTTTTGAAACAAAAAGAAATGATAAGCCTTCAATTACTAACACAGAGCCTAAGAAAGAGGAAGAAGACGAAGGGAAGTAAAAAAATAGTCGGCCAAAAGCCGACTATCAAAAATTTATTCTACTTTGTACACTCTTACTGCATAATATCTTCGTGATGTAGGCTGTGGTATTTTTGTCCAGCCAATAAGATAATACAAACCTAAAAGTCCAATAAGAATTGTGACAATCATATTTGCGATTTTCATTACACGCCTCCGACATTGTTGTACCATTCTTTGTCAGTAAGATACATATCCATCAATTCTTCGATAAGTTTGTTTCTTGTGTTTGTTGCAGAACAATCTTCAAATTTGTTTCCCATATTTACTGCAAGTGCAGGAACATCTGTTCTCCAAACGCCGTCACCTGCTTCTGAACCTTTGCATCTGTTTGCAACACAAAGAGTTGCAAGCTTCAAGATGTCTTCCCAGCGGGTCCAAGTTTTGAATTCCTTGTAAGAGTCTTCCCCGATAATGAACTTGTGCCAGGCACAAGTTCATTATAAAAATACTGCCAAAAAATGAATTGCAAAAAGTGCAAGGCCAGGGCAGACAAACAATAAAAAAGTATACCCTAAATACCGATAGTCCATTCTGACTCCTTAAAAGAACTTGTTTCGTACTTTCTTTGATACTGCAACAGCTACACAAAAGCCGATTGCAACACAACATACGATGAAAGCAAATCCGCTGCCTTCAAACCAAGGGAAAGCTTTCCCTTCAATAAGCCAATCAACAGCCTTTTCCATTTAAGCTCTCCAGAACCTTGGGTTCATATTGATGTCGATATTGAAAGTTTCAATATCATCAGGATTTGCGCCATTTTCAAGAAGATAGGCAATGTAGTTGTTTGAGTCCTGTTCACGGGCAAAACGCTCAACTTTGTTGTTGTATTTTACAGCAGGAATTGGACGAAGGTCCTCTTCAAAGCGGATTTTCTTTACCTTTTCTGCAGCTTCAAGTTTGTCAGCTTCCTGCTTCAAGCGAAGTGCCTGCTGAAAATACTGCTCTGCAAGTTCACGGTTTGCTTTAATCTGTGTGGCAGCGTCACCTGTTGGCTGACGCTGTGGTTCCTGTGATTTATTAGGTCTCTGACCGTCAAAACGCTGTGACTGTCCCTGTGACTGAGCAATTGCTCCGATAAGAGCATTCAAAAATTCATCCATTTGGTTACCCCTTTTTCAATTAAAATATTCTTATTGTTTTTGACAAATCAAAAGCCAAAACTTCATTTCGAACTGAGTATGAAGCGCCTCCTTGCCATCTTAATTCATTTTCAAGTTGCTCAAGATTCATTGAAAGATTGTTGTTATAAAAATGTCCGCCACTCATTTTCTTATTCCCAAATCCTTTAAGCATTGAAGATAACCGTCAAAGAAGCCTTCATCTCTTCCCTGTTCATAACCATTGTCGTATTCTTCTTCTGCTCGAATATCTTCTTCATTATCGTAAACACCGTGAGCATCACTTTTATAACGAGTCTTCTGGTATTCTTCAACTTTTTTGTTGATAAAATTGTCGTCATAAGTTGTGATGCTCATAATGTGTACCTCTTTATACAATTTCGCACTGACACATTTTCATTGTTGTCAATGCAGCTTCGTGACTTTCAGGAGTAAGGCCTGCGCAGCAATCAGCAATTACTTTTACTTCAACGCCTTCGATAGCTTTAAGAGCAAGGGCGTTGCTTACAACACAAATGTCAGTACAAACTCCCACCATCGTAACTTCATCGTTAGGCTTGATGTAATTACCCCAGTTGTCGTAACTGAAGTGAAGCTTGTCGATGATTGTAGCCTTGTCATCAATCTCTTCTTTGAGTTCAGGAACAATTTCCCAGCCTTCTGTATTCTGAAGACAGTGCTTTACAGGAAGATGCTTACCTTCGCCTGTTTCAAGATAACCTTCAAAGTGTGTATCACGAGTAAAGATAATGTTGTCGCCGTTTGCCTTTGCTGCCTGCAACTCCGCTTTAAGGTGCGGTATAATTGCAACAGCTGCATCGTTCTTCAAAGCGCCTGTGCAGAAATCATTCTGCATATCAATTACGATAAAGTGTTTCATTTGTTTGCCTCCAATATTTCGTCTAATGTTTTTGGCACCCATTCCATATAAGGAACAGCAAAACCTACATTATACATATTCACTTTGAATGAATTGCCAGCCTGTCCTGTCATACCCTCTTCATATTCTTTCTTCCACTTTTCGATAAAAGCGTTATCTCTTGGGTTGACGTGGATGTGTCCGTAAAGATGAATGTTGCCACGCATTACACCATCAAACTGAATGATTGGGTAATGAGAAAGAATAAGAGTACGGCCTTTCTGGTCGTGCATCTTATGATAACCCTCGTGAATCTCTTCAAAAAGATTTCTGATATGGCCAACTTTCAACATACGACCATCGTGATTTCCTGTAACCAAATACTTTTTTCCGTTAAGAGCTTTAAGAACATCTTCGCATTCTTTGTTTGCAAACCAAAGAATATCTCCAAGCAGCCAAACGTGGTCATTAGGCTGCACACGGCTGTTCCAAATTTCAACCATTTTTTCATTCTGTTCTGCAAGAGTCTTAAAAGGGCGGTTGTCAAATCTTAAACAATTTTCGTGTCCTATATGTAAGTCGCTAACAAAAAACTCTTTCATATAATATATCTCCTTTTAATGATATTAACATTCATTAAAACAGTGACGGCTGCATATGACGTGTGCCTATAATGCGCTTCATATTATCGTCTGTATTTTCAACAACATTAAACGGCTCAATTGAGCTGTTTCTTTCGCAATCATAATGACATCTGTCAATACATATTGCGTCATTACCAATGCACTTTTGATAAAGTTGACAATCAACTACAATTACTGCAGGCTCATTGTTAGGACTGCATAAAAAAGTTTTAATTTTCGTGCAATCAATTACCCAAAAGAAATCATCACCATCATCCAACTTATATAAGCCTGTAGTCATACGGTCAGTTAACGTAGCACTGTACTTAGTTTTTTCGATTGCATCCGCTATTTCATTTGCACTAAAGCCTATGCTTTTACAAATGTCTACGCAGTATCTTTCAAAAACCGAAAACGGTGTACGACTCATCATTCTTCCCTTATCGTTTCTCTATCAACATTACCGTTTACTACTTTGAAGTTGTAAACAATCTTATCAAGTAATCTTACTCCGTTGTAAAGATTTGCAACAAACTTCCAATTATTTTCATAAGAGTTTTTGCAAATCAATTCCCACCAAAAATTGTTATGTTCATCTTGCTGTACTTTATAATGTACGCTGCAGTAGTCTTCGCCGTTGTTGCCCCAAGCAAACCTGTTATTAAGCAGTTCATCTGCAAGGAGCTTTCCGTTGAAGTCCATCACATCGACTGCAATTGTCATAAAGTATTTTTCAGGGGCAAAAAATCCGGCCATTTTAGTATTCCTTCAACTTTTCTTCAAGAGCCGACTTTGCTTTCAACTCTTCAAAGTTTTCCTCGGTGATAAATACGCAGTAAGAACAGTGAGGAAGCGTTCCGTCTTTTGACGGGCTTGTGCAGTGGCGGTTGCCGCTTGCAATCTGTTTCTGTGTTACGAAGCAGCGATGCTTTTTACAGTAGCAGGCAAGATTGCGTTTGTGACCGATCCCATTATTCAAGGTAAGAACGTATTCAGACTTGAACTCAGGATTGAACTTAAGATCGTTGAAATCCATTTTCTTAGTCCTCCCTGATTACGTGGAAACCGTAAACGTATTTGATTTGGCCGTCGTATCCTGAAAGACCTACAGCGCCGTCGTAGTCGTAAACAAAGTCTGCCATTTTGTCAAAGTCAAGAGCTTCACGAGGATAGCCGTTTTCAAAGTAGCAGTAGTCGTTTTCAAGTGTATCAAGAATCTGTTCGTCAGAAAGATCTCCGAAAGTTTCACTGTCTTCGATACGGAAGTCATTTACCCAAACTTCATCGTAAAAGGCAGAGATACCGCCCCACTTTTTTACCCAATCAGAATTGGCTTCATCAGAAGCCTCTTCAAAGATTTCCTTTGCATTTTCTTTTGCATCAGCTTCGAGTTCGTCATCGTCACGGATTGAATAAACCTTTCCGTCAACTGTAAAACGTGGTGGGTTGAATGACTCATCAAGTTCAACATCTGGGCCATATTCCTTTTTGATAGCTTCAAGTTTATCCATTTCGTCCTCCTTTAGGATTTTTACAAATATAATATAAAGAAGTCGGGCAAAAAGTTTAATTTTTATTCGTCAATTTCATAACTTTCATAGTTATTTTTCGGGTAAACTGTAAAGCTAAATTCGTCCAAACGGTCTTTTGACTTGTACCAATTTTTTGCATACGGGCTTGGAGAATGAATTGCTTTATGAAGTTGTCCGTATACATTATAGTAAATATCGTCTTCTTCAAACTTGAGTGCAACAATCAACCATTCATAGTCATCACATAGAAATTTGATAACAACACGGTCATCAAACTCATCACTGCCCCAAATATCAACCTTACTCCCTGGGCGCAGGTCTATTCCCATATATTTTGATACTGCTGATATTGAAGCCTGTGCTAAGCTAAAGCCTTAGCACATTCTTGCACCGAGTCGCCTGTAGTGCTTCCTGCTTCATTGAGTGAGCCAACTTGCAAAGCAAGCAACGCTAAGCTTTTGACCTTATCACTCTCCACAGGCGTAAGTTCCCGACCTTCCATCGGTACATAGTTTTTCAAATTGATTGCGGCATTTACATCACGAATGTGATGTGTTCCACAATTACAACAAGTCCATTTTCTTATGTCCAAAGTAAGATTTTCATATTTCCAACCACATTTTGAACACAATTTGCTAGAAGGAAAATACCTGTCAGCTTTTATGACTTTGCAGTTATTGTCTTCACCTTTTGCTTGGAGTCTTGAAACAAACATTCCCCAAGAAGTGTCATTCATATTCTTGGCGTTTCTTAGGAATTTGCTTATTCCTTTCAAGTTCAAATCTTCAACAACAACTTTTTCATAAGAACGAACTAATCGTAATGACTCTTTTTCAATCCAATCTTTTCTGCTATTGACAATATGCTCTTCTAATCTTGCAAGCTTGATTCTCGCCTTGTTTCGATTATTTGAGCCTTTTTGCTTTTTAGCTAATCGTCTTGAAAGTTTTCGTAATTGTTTATGATGTGCTTGTTTTTGTGCTACATATCCAAAATCTTTTCCAGATTTCCCATCTGAATTTATGTACATTTCCGCAGGACTAAAGTCCATACCAATCGAGTCTTTTCTGTTATCTATTTTGTGAACTGCTTTTTGTACTTCAAACAAGACTGCTACAAAGTATTGATTTGAGCAGTTTTTTTCGATAGTCATTGAGCATAGTTTTGTCTTTCTGTTCCACCAAGTAGGAAATTTTCTGTCTTTGAATGAAACTAATCCAACTTTTGGCAATTTCACTTTTCGTTCTTCAAAGTAGAAGTTATTGTCTGAGACCATTACTTCACGGTAAGATTGTTTGTTATTATGTTTTGATTTGAACTTTGGAAATCCAGATTTTCCTTTTCTTGAGCCATTATTTGATTTGAAAAAGTTTACAAAAGCTTGGTCACAATCCATTCTTGCTTGCTGCAATGCACAAGAAGAAACTTCTTTCATATAAGGATATATGATTTTCCATTCTTTTTCTGTTTTAGGCTTGAAGTTTTTGTAGATTTCTTTTGATTTAGCTTTTCTTTCTTCTTTAGGAATTGGTAGAATGTTGTCTATGTAAAATTCGTTTCTTTCTTGCAAATGTTCATTATAGAGTTTACGACAACTACCGAATGTCTTATTGATGAGAATAGTCTGGTCTTGATTTGGATAGATTCTTATTTTGAGAACTTTATGTTGTACTTCGTGAAATACGACTAATTTATCAGACATTCGCAATTCCTTATTAATTGTGTTTGTTTAGAAGAAGGGAAGTATTGCTAGTACTTCCTTTTTTCGTTACTACATAATTAGTATCTTTTCTTTAGAAAGATTATATTAGAGCCATTCATTTGCCACACTAAAGATGTGGCAATTTTCTGGCTCAATTTCTATAAATTTACTCTTATTTTTTCTCTTTTTTTATTCCCTCCATTATAGTTCAAAAATTCGTTTTGAGATAAAATTGTGTTAATTTAATTATATGAAAAACACAATCATTATAAATCTTTTTGGTGGCCCAGGGATGGGAAAGTCAACAGGAGCAGCTTATATATTTTCACAGTTGAAGCTTGCAGGAATTGACTGTGAATATGTTTCAGAGTTTGCAAAAGACAAAGTTTGGGAAGACAATTCTGAAGTATTCAAAAATCAGTTTTATGTAACAGGCAAACAGGCTTTCAAAATCAGTCGTTGCTTTGGTAAAGTTGATGTAATTATTACCGACTCACCAATTTTGCTTGGTGCCTTGTATGCGCCAGAAACATCTCCAAAATTGAAAGAAGCAATCAAAGAAGAGTTCAACAAGTATGGTGATGCAAATTGTAACATTTTCTTAAAGAGAATAAAGCCTTACAATGCAAATGGCCGTTTTCAAACAGAGGACGAAGCAAAAGGTATTGATACTGAAGTAAAAGAATTTCTTGATGCAAACAAATATGAATATGATACTTATGACGGGACAAAAGAAGGTTATGATAACATTGTAGGTCGTATCATCGGTTCACAGGGTATTCAAGAGGCACTTGTAAATGCTTAAGCCAGAAGAAATTTCAAAAGCGTGGACAAATTTCAAACAGATTGACGGAAATGAAGATTATCCAACTTTGTTCAAGTTTACAGTTATGGGTTCAACTTTTTATGCCGCACAGGATAAAAAAGGTAAAATATGGACAAGAAAGTCACTTGCTGGACTTGCAGGACTTGTTAATATAAAAACAACAAAACTTAAAGATATAAAATAGGAGACATTTAATGGTGGAGAAAAATCTCTATGTCACTTATGCAGATGGTACTGAGGAATTATTGAAAGATCAGTCAATAAAAGAAAACCCAGTTGCCTTCACTTATCAGGTAAAGTCAGACTTTCCAGTCGACTTTCAAAACCCCTTCTTAATCAATATTGCAAAAGATTACCCAGAAGCAGCAATTACTTGTGTTCATCTTAATGAGTCAGGTATTCAGCAGGCTTCTTTCGATTGGCGAATTAAGAAAGCTTTTATTGATACAACACAGTCTTTGAAAGCTATGTCACATTGTACTCGCCTCAAGGTATGTTGTCTTATTGTAAAGAATAATCGTATAATTTCAACAGGTGTAAACGGTACGCCTAAAGGTTTCAAGAATTGTGATGAAGTATTTACAGTAAAAGATCGTCTTACAAAAGATTACAGTACAAGACATCATCAGTTCTCTGAAGCTTATGAAGTTCACGCCGAGATGAATGCTGTACTTGAACTTGGCCGCAACACATCAATCGACAGTTATGAAAATTTGGAACTTTATTGTTCAACTTGTCCTTGCCCAGGGTGCGCAAAGATGATTGCACAATCAGATATAAAGAAAGTTTTTTACGCCGAAGCTTATGACCGAATGCCAGACGGTGCAAAGAACTTGCAGGATTTCGGTATTGAGGTTTACAAAATTTAATATGCCACTAATTATGCAACAGCACAAAGTGTTAATATTATTTAAGTAAATAACCTCAATGAGGTTTAAAATAAATTAAGAGCTCAAAGAGCTATAGGAGAAACAAATGAGTGATGAAGTAATGTACTCAAGAGCATCATCAGAAGACGATGACGCATTCAATGAATGGCTTAGCAGCGAAGAAAAGAAAGCCGCTGATAAGAAAGCTGCAAAAGAAGCTGCTGAAAATTACAGCAACGATTACGACGACATCAAGTATGTCGGCTTGTCAAAAGAGCATCCTACAATCGTTCGTTTCGTAGGAAACTTCGTTGAGGAAGATCCTCTCGCCCACCGCAAAAATCCAACAGATATGAAGTTTATGCACATCTCAAAAATCAAAGGTGATGATGGTAAACCTTTCTATCTTTATCTCCCACTTCGTGGCGATGACCCAGAGACAGACCATTTGATTTGGCGTATCGTTGATAAGGTTCTTGAGAAAGAATGGATTAAGGACCCTAAGACAGGAAAGAAGAAGGGCGTTGAAATCCACGCAGAAGATCAGCCTGAAATCTATGAAATGATTAAGAAGGGTGGTTATACTTCTGCAGATGGTGAATGGCCTTATAAGTGTGCTCGTGGTTGGAAAGCTCCTGAGATGTTGCTTATCAACTGTATTGACCGCCGCGACGATTGGTGTAAAACAAACAAACACACAAAGCTTCTTTCAAAGAGCGTAAAGGAAGGTGTGACAAAAGACGGAAAGCCAACAGAGTATGCTGAAAAGGGTGTACCTGCATACGGATTCTTCGGTCCACTTACACAGCTTCGTAAGAACTTTAAGGTAGGTTGGGAACACTTCGATGTTGTTATCACAAGAACAGGTGACGGTACTGATACAGTAAACAACCTCTTCAATGGTACAGTTTCTGCAACACCTGAAGCAGTTAAAGCCGGCTTCGATAAGTCAATGGGTATTGATGCATCAGAGTATAAATACATTTCTTTTGAAAATGATTTGACTGATGAAGAGTTGTCATATCAGCGTTATGACCTTGACAAGAACTTCCAGCCAACTTCTTACTTCACAATTAAGAAGCATTTGTTCAAATCAATTCAGAAGATTGACCTTGCTTTCGATACAGACTATGCAAAGCAGTTGGAGAGTCTTGTTGCTGAAGAGTCAGCAAAGTGGAAGGCTGAACATCCTAAGAAAGATGAAAAGGCTGCAGAGTCAACTGTTGCAGAATCTGCAAAGGTTGAAGTTGAAGCTACTGACATCCCAGTAGACAATCCTGCTGATGTTCCTTCTTTCGATAAGATGGAAACAGTTCAGGAAAGTGCTCCTGCACAGGAAGCTGCTCCTGTAAGAAGAGTTGCTGCAGCAGAAACAGGTTTGAGCGCTGAAAAGATTGCAGTTCTTAAGGGATACGCTGAACTTACTGATGAAGAAAAATCTTACATCAAAGACGTAGTACTTAAGGCTGACGGTTCACTCGACCACGTTGAATGGACAGAGAATGCTCCTGCATTGCTTGATTGTCCTTCATCCGACGGTGGTTGTGGACAACTTTCACCAAACTCATTCAAGGTTTGCCCTTGCTGCGGAAAGCATTTTGCGTAATTTGATTACAAAATAATTTAAAAATATTTAGGACGGAATTAAACTTCCGTCCTTTTTGCTTTATATTATTATTGTAAATCGAAAACAAGGAGCAGATTATGACAGGAAGAATGCTTAAGAAATATCTTGAAAATCGCAAAGAAGGTTATACTTATGTTGACCCAAGATTTCCTAATATTCACATCGAGTTTGAGTTTTTGAACTACGATGAAAAAGGAAATTATATCCCAGAAGAAAAGTGGGAAAAGTTTGATGCGATTGATGTTTGCTTTGTAAACACGGGTGCAATCCTTCAGGTAAGAGTTGACAACGGTAATGTTGATGCTGCTCTTACAAAAGTTGCAAGAGTATTCAATAAGTTCAGCAAGACAGACGGTATTGTAGAATAAGGAGTTAAGATATGATTTGTCCAAGAATTAAAAGCACATCGCTTACTTTCAGAATTGTTAATATGATTTATGTACTCGGCCCACAAAACCGAGCCCAGATAAATGAAGAGATGGGTGTTCAGCCTTACATAAAGGCAAGTGCTTGGAGTAGAGCCAAAGAAAGATCGATTCAAGTACGTCGTGTAAACGGTGTGAACAATTGTCAGCTTGCCCATCTTAGACGTATCGGAGTTTTGAAGTACAGTGAAAAAACCCGACTTTGGAGTTTGGGTCCTAACGCAAAAAAGATGATGAAGCAGCATCCTGAATTATGGGGTGATATTGACTAACTAAAAGGAGTCAAATATGGAAAAGATACTTGAAGAGTTTGAAGATGTTCGAAGAGAGCCAATTTACAGCGGTCGTCTTGATGGCTATACTTCTTTCAAGGAAGCATCTCGCCGTTCTCTTAACCGTGTCTTCAACAACCTTGAAAAGTTTCCTTATGTAATTGTTTCATCAAGCAGAAACGAATGCTCTGAGGAAGAAAATCGAGCAAGATTTGCAAAGCTCAAAGACATTGTAAAAAATAACGGGTTCAGCTTTATCCCAGTAAAAGGCGGATATATTGAAGGCGCTGACTCTGATGCACCTAAACAGGTTTACGAAGACTCTTTGATAATCTTCCCAGTCGGAAGAGATAAAGATATAAAGTCTGAAGATGAATTGTTCAACTTCGGTTTGCAGCTTATTCAGTTCGACCCTGTTCAGCAAAATGAAGCAGGCGAGTTTGTAGGTGACCCAACTGATGTTGAATGTTTCGGACAGGACTCATTCCTTTTCAAAGGAAAAGATAAAGTCGCTGCTTATTACAACAAGAACGGTGACAAAGACTTTGAAGTTGGTAATAACTATGTTGTAAACGACAAGTTTGCACAGTATTTTACTCAACTTGCAAAAGATCACGGCAAAGAAAATGTCGGTAAGTTTACCTTTACTGAAGCTTATATGACTTGCGAGCCAAGAACAATTCAAGGTCGTCACGTCAGATATTTGAAAGGCGAGCTTGTAAACTACTACTAAGCAAATCAATTAAATTTATCATACTCCTTATCGGGAGCGGCAATTTAAAACGAACGCCGCTCCCTTTTTATGTTAATATAACAATATGAGAAAATTTAAAGTAGAAGAGCCTATTGAACTTAATCGTCATAATGACGAAGTTATTAGAGATGAACTTCTTTGGCCTTTATACGGAAAAGTTATGAACGATGATGTCGTAAAGACAGGTGCAAATGCTTCACAGGTTGAAGGACAGTCTTCTTATGCCGAACTTCTTGCAAAGACTATTCAGCTTGACCCATATTCACCTTATGTTTATATCGACAAAATGTTTCAGACACCGAAGAATTATGTAAAGTCGGAACTTGATTGGTACAAGTCTATGGACTTATCAATCATAGGACACGAAGGGATTGAAAGCAACCCAACTTGGCAGTCTTGCTGCACAAAAGATGATAAGAAAGAAGTTAATTCAAATTATGGTTGGTGTGTTTTCAGTGAAGAAAATGGAAGTCAGTATGATGAGTGTTTGAATGTTTTGAAGAAAGACAAGACTACTCGTAATGCAATTATTGTTTACAACCGTCCTTCAATTTATAAAGATTACAAAAGAGAAGGGATGCACGATATGATTTGCACAATGTATTCGCATTTCTTTATTCGTGATAACAGGTTGTTTATGGTTCACAATATGAGAAGTAACGATGTTCGTTATGGTTTCATTTGTTCTGACCTTTCTTGGAATTGTTTTGTATATCAAAATATGTATGAAGACTTGAAGGAAACATATCCTGACCTTGAAGTCGGTACAATTATTTGGACATCAGATTCAATGCACATTTATGACCGTCATTATGATGATCTTAAAAAACTTTTTGAAGAGAGAACAGCTTTCTCTGAAGCAAAAAGAAACAATTGGTGGAATAATTAAGTATGGAATTTAAATCTTGTGGTAAATGCAAAGACGGGTACATATACAAAACTGACCCGACAGGTTTCTTTCAGGTCGCTACGGAGTGTGATTGCCACAAGAAGTGGGTTGCAGAAAGTCAGTTAGAGAGACAGTACAAACATAACGGATTTGATATGCGCCACTTCAACTATTCACCTCGTTCTTATGTGGGTACAAAGTCCGCAGCGGATAAAGACCGTTTAGTAAATTATGTAAAGCAATTTGAACTTAATCCTGAAGTAAGAAAGTTGATGGTTTATATGTATGGACCAAACGGTACACAAAAGTCAACACTTGCATCTTGGGTAGGTAAGTCTTTATTGTCAAAAGGCTTTTCAGTAAGATATGTATTGATGAATGATTTGATACATACACTTATGGATGCTGAAGACTTCAATGAAGAAAGAAAAGAAAAAGCAATTGCAAAAATTGAAAAGCTTGAGAATACTGATCTTATAATTGTTGATGAGTCATTTGATAAAGAAAAAATGAAACTTTATAAAAGTGGTTTTATGTTGTCCTTTCTTGACTCTTGGATTCGTAAAAGAATAGGTCAGTTGAATAAAGGCATTTTATTTGTAAGTAATGTAAAGATTGAAGACATTGAGTCAAACGGGCTTTCTCATTCAATTCAAGACTTTGTTGAAAGAGAAGTTAAGTTACATAATTGTTATCTTCAGTTCTTGGATAATTATTTGCAATCTACAACTGTCGAGTTTACGGGCAGCTTATTCTAATTTGAGGTTAATTTAAATATATGAATTCAAAAGTTGAAAACTTAGATGAGCAGACTTCCGTAAATGTTGCGGAAATGAGATTGCTTAACGCCCTTTATGTAAATAAAGATAACTTTCAAGTAACAGGCGTTGAAAAAGACTTGTTCGTCCACGAGACTTACAAAGACATTTTTGACTCAATCGAAAAACTCACAAACAATAATATCCCACTTACTCCTCAGGCATTATTTCAGGATGCATCAGCAAGAAACATCAATGTTACTTTTGATGTTATCAAAGCTATAGCGGGTATCAATTCAAATAAAGATGTTGTTATTAAAGACGCAGTTGAAATGTTACAGGACACAAAGATGTCTGTAAATGCTCTTAAGCGTCTTGATGAAGTAAGAAAACTTGTTTCAGAAAACCCAATTCGCAGTGATGAAGTAAACGAAAAAATCAAAAAACTTTTGTATGAAAGCGAAAGTGATTTGATGCCGATTACAAGAAAGCAGCGTATTATGACTCTCGAAGATGTTGAAAAAACATATATAGAAAACTTCGAAGATCGTAAGAACGGTAAGCAGTATTTGTTCGGCGACCCAATCCTTGATAAGTATGTAAAGTATGGACCTGCTCCTGGGTGTGGTGGTTTGATTGCCGCAGCAACAGGTATGGGTAAGTCTGCTTGGTGTTTGAACTTGATTAACAGAATGATGGTATCAAGAGTTCCTTTAATGTATTACTCTTTGGAAATGGGACTTATGGATACTTTTGACCGTGACATTGCTTTGAACACAGGGATTGATATGGACACAATCGTCAATCCTCCTGACAAAGAAATGTTTGAGATGGTTAAGAAAGAAATCAAAAATCAGTTCGCAGTATTGAAACAAAATCCAAACTTCCGTTTCAGTGAATGTGCTTCCATATCTTTAACACAGGTTAAGCAGGATATTAAAAAATTTCAGCAGGACATTGGCCAAGAATATATGGTTGTTGTATTCGACTTGCTTTCAATGATTAAAGAGTTTATGATTACTGATGAAAAGGGTATGAACTTTGCACAGGGTATTGAAGTTGCAATCAACGTCCTTAATGCAATGGCAAAGGAACTTGGCTTCCACTACATTGCTGTTCTTCAGATGAATCGTAAAGGTGAAGGTGAAGCACAACATATTGATGATCTTGATGACTTGAACAGATTCCGTCCTGTAAGAAATCAAATTAAAAATGCGGGTGCCTTTCTTGAGCGTGTTCGTTGGGCTGTAGGTTTGTTCAGACCAAAGTATTATGCTGAACTTTATATCGAAGACAAAGAACTTTGGGAAGACCTTCCAGACTACTGTGAAATGCATATGCTTAAACAAAATCAGGGGCGCATAGGTGCACTGGGAATGTATTTATTTGACCCAGACATTATGAAAATGACCCCAGTTTTAAACGATAACGGCGAGCCACGTCGGCCTTATGATAGGTCTTCAGATGAAGAATCTTCTGAATCTTAACAATACTCCCAGTGCAGGGGCTCTCCTGTATCTGGGTTTTTATATGCGTAATGTTTTCTTCCTTTTATGCTGCCAACTATATTTGATACTTGAACGTTTTTACCAAGCCATAATTTAACGTCTGTTATACAGTCAAACACTTTTCCAGTTTCTATATTACGAATTCTTTTAGCGCAAGTTAGTCTTGTTTTGTTTTTGATAATTTCTTTAAGCTCTGGAGTCATACGAGCTTTTGCTATTTTGCTCATATTTGCTTTTGCTTCATCTGACCACTTACATCCTTTATTTGTTCTTCCCAAGAGTGTTTGTCTAAGTCTTGCAGCTTTTATTTTTTCTATAGCTTCAGGCGTATGCTTTCTACCCGTATTGCACGCTATAGATATGGGACGCATTCTTTTTACGAATTCAATTTTTAATCTTTCATATTCTCTTGAAGTTATTCTATAATCTGCATTTGGTCTTGAAACAAAAGCGTGACACGCAAAAAACATTTCGTTGCAAGGGTATATTTTTGTTAGTAACTGATGACAAAAGAAATGTTCACGAGCTGTTAATAGAACTTTATTTGACTTTCGATTTTTCCAAAGAGGGAATAAAGATTTTGGCAAAATATGATGACTCTCATAATAATTGCCATCACCCTTATATCTGTTTTGTGATTTTGCATAAGTTATAATGTTAATATATAATTTGCGATAATTCATAATCCTACTATTCCTTGATTTTTTATTTAGTAGGACTTTGAAGAAAAAGAGGAACAGTAATGGCTTATAAATTAAATATTGATGGAGTTGACAAGCATCTCTTTGGTCTTTTTGAAGAAAAAAGAAAAAACAATCAAATGTAAAGAATGCGGTGACCTTTATAAAGCAGAAGGACATACTTTTGTTTGGGAAATGAATGACCGCTTCAAAGGACTTTGCCGCCATTGTTATCTTCGAAAACTTAATGACAATTTTACTGAAGAAGATGCTCTTGAATTTGCAAAAGAAGCTTTAAGTAATTACGACTATATGGGAAGACCTCGAGTAAGTCCTGATGTTGACGGTAAAAATTGGAAACAATACGTTGAGCCAAAAATTGAAGAATTGCGAGAAGCAGAAAGGAAAGCTGCGGAAGAAGCGTATCATCAAGAAAAATTGAACGAAGCACAACAGATTATTGATGATGCAAATAATGCGCATCCTAATGGTAATATGAATCCCGATTGGTTTATGCTTGAAATTATTGCAAAACTTCTTGAGAGAATGGACAAGCTTGAAAAGAAAATATCTCCAAGGGATTGGAGAAATGAGCCGTTTACAATATGAGTTTGAAAGAAGCTATGAGAGGCAGATTTATGAATGAACTCAGAGAAGTCCATCTTGCTTTTGAAGAAAACATTTTAGGTAAATGGGTTGCAACATTTGTAAAGCCTGAAAATTATATTAAGGGTTACTCAACTCTCAAATGCGGCGATGATTACATTGCTATACAAAGTAAATATGATGATAACCCTTGGAACTTTTCAAAAGATTATAACTCATTTACGATTGAAGAGTTTGACGATTGTCTTATAATAACCGCACCCCGAAAAGAATATATTTATAAAGATGTAAAGTTATTGTATCGTTATGACGTAGAGATTGATGATGACTGGAATGCGTTATTCTGATACTTTACAAGTTAGTGATAAACTTATATCCTAAAAGTTGAGCAGATTCTTCCAATGAAATTTTGTGCTGTCTTGAAAGAGTATGCCTTGCAAAAGTTGCGTCAGCGATTGAATGGTAAGGACCATAAAAGTCGTAGTCGTCATATAAGTAATATTCGTTATTTGCTGTTATGATTTTTAACATAAAAATTTAGTTAATATAAAATATAAGATTATGGCACATTTCGGTGCTAGGGAGAATATATGTTTATAAAGAAAAAAGAAAATTGTCGTGAAGGCGGACAAAGAGGTTACTTTTTGTTAACTTGTGACTTTGCTTCTCTTCAAGCGCGACTTGCTTCAATTGATACATTTCTTAATGAGTGTCCTGACTCAACATTTGACTCACCTGAAGGGCAAAAAGCAAAACCTGACCCAGTTCTTTACTCAGTATATCGTGACGGTTCAGATACATCTGACTTGCACTCGATGACAGGTTTCGGAACATTCGTAGGTTCAATTGGAATGAAAGCAATCAGAGTTCACGATGATGTTGATAATAAAGATTACGTTTTTGCAGACAGTTCAAAAGTAAGAGTTGAAAGAGCAGGCTGTCCTGCTGATGGTTTAGTTGTTAAAGCTTGTGAATTGCAGCCTACTGACCATATCCTTGAACATATGAAAAAGTAAGGTGAACAATGGTTGGAGTAATGGTTTGCGGTTCAAGGACAATTACTGATGTGCCTTGGATTGAGCATCAAATAGAAGAGTATCTTAAGTTTATTTATAAAGACCAAGAAGCAAAATATGGGACAGGTGATAGAGATTTTGTAATTATTCAAGGCCTTGCTCGTGGTGTTGATAAGATTGCAAAAGATTGGGCAGATAAACATAAAGTTCTTACTTGGGATTTTCCTGCTGAATGGGGTAAATATGGTGCGTGGGCAGGCTTTAAGCGTAACATTGAGATGGTAGACAAATGTGATTACTGTCTTATTTTATGGGACGGCCAAAGTAGAGGCACAAAACACGACATTATATTGTGTCAATCAAAAAACAAGCCACATAAAATAATTGTTTATAATAACCCACGAAAGATAATATAAGTTCCACTAATTATTTTATTAGTGGAGACTATAATGGCTGAACAGATAAAAGAAGCAAAGGAAGATAACTACGGAGCTTTGAATTCTCAATTTGATGAACTTTTCGCTATGACCGATAAAGCTCGCGAATATGAGGATGACATACTTGGAGCAATCTTTGACGCAAAAGAAGGCGACGATGATGCTGAAATTTTCCTTTTGAACAAATGTAAGAAAATGATTTTCTATACTTTCTGGACAAACTTCATTGGAAAAGAAGCTTCAAAGAAAGTTATCAAAATGAGAATTGCCAACGGCGAATTTGGCGACTTCTTGTCTTTGGTTTATATTGCGTTTGAAAAAGCAATTAAAGCTTTCAATCCAGATGAATATCAGGATATGAAAATTGGAAACTTCCAGTATTACTTGGGACGCTACTTGAAAGCTGAAGCAATTTCATACAACAACAAAGAAGATGACGACCCAACAAAAGGTGCAATAAATCCTGACGGTATGACATCTGAAACAGAAAGCAAAGGCGCAGGAACAGGAAACGCTTGGGACTCAATGGTTGGCGGCGCTGAAGACGAACACGACGCAGACTTCCTTGAAGACTGGAAAGATTTCTGTCGTGACCCAAGAATGAATGAGCCTCTTTCAAAGAAAATCTCAACACCAAGAAAAACTGTTATTGCAAAAGTATTGACTGGAGAAAAGACAGTTCCACAAATTGCAGATGAACTTGGGGTAACAAAAGCAACTTTGTACTCTGCACTTGATATTGGTGATATTTTGAAAGATCACGGTATTACACAATCAGAGATGGCTCGTTACTTGAAGATTGACCCAGATGCAATTCTTGGACCTCTTAATGAGTCAAAAAAGGTTGAAGACAACAAACTTGTAGAAAGTTTCCTTAAAGAAAGTGCACATTATGACTCTAAAGGTTTGATTTATGATATTGCTACAGACCTTAGAAACTTGGATGGCGGTGAAGACTTCCTCGATTTACATAGCAATATTTTCAATCGTGGTGATGCATCTTACGAAGAACTTGATGACCTTGCAAGTGAGTTATTTGAATACGGCTTTGAAGATCAGGCAGAAAAAATTTGGGATGATATTGCACCTGAAAGACAGGGACTTTAAGAATACAACATTGATTGAGCTAGGTGAATCATTTGTTCATCAACTGTATCACCTAGTTTGATTGTGCCGTATTGGCGAATCATATCTTTATTACAGCATTTTGGACAGGCAGGAGTTTCTCCTGCCTTAAATTTTACAATCACTTCTTTTTTACATTCAGGACAAACGTATTTAGCTTTTATCATAAATATCCCCACAAGCTTTTATAATATCTTCTTTTGTAATGATATTAACAAATTGAAATGTGCTTTTATGTATTTCATTATAAGGTAACTTTTCCAATTCTTTGATGTGAAATGAATATCCTTTTTTATACAACTCTGACACTGCCCTCCAATCAAAAACATAAGAACGGCAGTCGCCTCTTGCAACCTGAATGCCCCAAGCAAGGAAACACATTGCATTTGGGATTTTTGCAAACTCATCAAGGTAAGATGCTTGGTGTTCCTCAACCCTTTTCATTGAGCAAGCTGCCATCTTTTTATTAAACTTTGCTTCCAAGTAAACTGGGCATTCACCAATTCTTCCGATAATATCAAAGCATCTTTTGATTGTTGCAGCAAATTGACCGGACGCGTCTGGGATCTTATATCCTATGCCTGCTTCATTAAGTGAATGAATTATAACAGAACAATACTCCGCTTCTGTCTTCATATACAACCTCCAACTAAATATATAATTTAGTTTAAAGACTATGAACGATAAAGTTTTTCTTGAAATACTGCTTGAAACAAAAGCAAATGCAATAAGACATCATACTCCTGAAGAAGCTGCATCTGCTGTTGCAAAAATCAAACAAGCTATCAAAGCTCATAGATTTGAAATTGCAGACAGAGATAAGAACCGTGATTTTATGCACAATGAACATTTGACAAAAGAAACTTCTTGTAAGATTATTGATATGTTTCTTGAGCCAAAAAACTTAATATGTGTTTTACCTAACAGAAACAAAGAAGGCGGTGAATTGTATTTGTTTTCTGTTTGCGTCCCAGTTAAAGATCGAAAAAAGTACATATATCTTAAATGTGAAATTTTCCCATACGGTAAAGTCGTTGCAATCAGTTGGCACGGTCAGAATGAAATGATGCACGCCGATTACAGACAGGCAACAGACAGAACTGAACAAGACGTTAGTAAGTTTATGCGCAATCTTTACAAAAACTGGGAAAGAATATACAATCGTTTTAATGATAATAAAATGATTGATTGTTTACCTAACGGTGATGAAGACATAACAATTATTTTCGAGCACCCAATTGAAGATACAGAAGAATTCCGTAAAAACTTTTGTCGCACTGTCCCAAAAGATTACGGTTATAAATATAAAGACATTGAACATAATATGATAATCGAAGGTGATTGCGTAAAAGTTCATTTGCCGTTTGGAAAATTTTAAGGAGATACACAATGGAGAACAAGTTATTTGAAAACATATACCGTGAGTCAACAATCGGGATGTCAGAAGTAACTAATGAAAAAGATTTGAAGTCACTTCTTGATGCAGGTTGTGATGTTTACGCCCACGGCACAGGTGGCTTCGGAGAAGACTCCGAGGCAAAAGTTATCGCTATGGGTAAAGTCGAAGACCTTAAAGATGAAATATCAACTGACCTTACAGAAGAAGGCTATGACTCATTTGAAGATTGGTTTGAAGACAATAAAGATAATGAAGTCATCATTCTTGACCAAACAGTAGGTCAGATGAAATATAACTATTATGACCTCGGCTCTTACACTGTTGAAGACTGCAATCTTTGGGCATCTGCTGCTGATGTTGAAAAATATTGCAATGGAGATGAAGGCTCAGGCAGTAACGGCGTTATAGGAACTTGGGGAAGCAACCCACTTCCTAACGGCTATAACGGTCCTTGTCCTAACTGCGGCGGTAAAGTTTTTGGCTATGCAAAATTGCCTATGAACATTATGCACGGCGCAGAATACAACATTTGTAGAAAATGCGGCGCTATGTACCCATACAATCCTTGGAGAGAAGGCGAAAAACACGACGACTAAGGCGAATTTTTGAACTATAATGGAGGGGATAAATAAAAAAAAGTATAAGAGAAATTTATACTTTTTATTATCCTTCTTTATATTATTATTGTCAGGTTGGTTGACAGCCTGCATTGAGTCGGTTCTTACCGATGGTTTACGGGGTTTGTAGGTGGACCCAAGGAGCGGGAAACCTTCATTGGAGTTGACAATGGAACTTGCTAAAAAAGAGTTGATTGCGGACCTTGTTGCTGATTATGGTAACGGGAATATGACTCCTAAAAAAATACAGTTCAATGTGGGACGCTCTTGCAATGGTTGGCGTGGGCGGACTTTCAGCTTCTACTGAAGAAAGACAACTTCCTGATGGCTCAATAAGAAAAGTTGCTGACTTGCAGGATTTTGTTGGAAATGACTTAGGTCTTAAAATGGTTCAAACTGTTCTTGAAAGAGACAGCGGAACTAACGAATATACAACTTATGTTGCGTAAAAGCGCAGGAGGTTTTTAATTATGATGGAACTTTTGGAAACAGTTCGCCGCGGCTTTGATGCTGAGTTCAATGGATGGCAGCTTTCTTACAACAAGACAGCAGGCGTATTTATTGGCCGCAAAGATGGTAAAATTGTTCAGCGAAGGAACGCAACTATTTTTGCAAACATAATCCGCTAATTATCAGGTGGCATAAATGGATCATACAAAACTTTTGAAGAATTATGTTTTACAAGTTCTTATGTTTAGTGAAAGACTAAACCTCAACTACTATATAAAACTTACAGAAGGTTCTGACTTAGAGAGCAGAACAATTCTCCAAAAGTTTAGTGAGGCTGTTTACGACAATCATCAGTCAGCTGACTTCGTAAAGTTTGTAAACAACTCTTACGCAAAGTTGGCTCCATACATCGAAGACGGAAATTTGACTGTTGCTTCAAATATGAAAGCTTTGGTATCAGATGCAATCAGATTCTTGATTGAGGATTTGAAAAACATTGATAAGCTTGCTTCAACAGGAATTGAAAATGTTGATACGATTAAGCAATTTTCAAACTTGAACATAGAAAGATTAAGAAGAATTTTGGACTTAATCTAAAGTTCTTGTTAATATATTAAATATAAGGGGCTGCACAGGTTTCGACTTGTAAAGTGGTTTCTAACATCAGGTAAAGGTGTCGACCTTAATACGAACAAAAATAACTGCAACAAAACGTTCAGTTTTCGCTCGCAAGAGCAACAGCGTATTCGCAAGAATCGCTGCCTAACCTAAGGGGATAAACTCCCTTAGTTGCAACCCAGACGGCTATTGCTTTCCAAATGGAGTTGTATCACAAAAGAGCAACCTTCAAAAGAAGCGGTTTATTGGTGGCTTCTGAGATTGTATCAACAACCGAACTATAGTTTTTGCTCCGTTCCTTAAGCCTAAAATAATGGAGTTTAAGCCTGTAAAGAAGTGTTAGCGGTCAGTTACATAGGACGGGAGTTCGATTCTCCCCAGCTCCAAAGATCCAAAGTATACTAATTACTTATGGAAACACAAGTAATTAGATATATTTATGAGATTAAAAATTTGGTTAATGGAAAAACTTACATTGGCCAACACACCCTAAGAAAGGGGAGAACTTTTGAGACAGACATTTATTATGGTTCGGGAAGACTTATAAATGCGGCTCAAAGAAAATATGGTTTGGAAAATTTTGAAAAGACAATTGTTATTTCAGGATTTTTTACCAAAGAACAGATAAATCATTTTGAAAGATGTATGATAGCCTGTCAAAAGCTTATTGGCAAAGCAGAGTACAATCTTGCGAGTGGCGGTGATGGCGGAGATCTTTCAAAATTTATTGATTATCGTTCTGACTCATATAAAAAGCATTTGAGTGATGCAATGAAAAAGGCTTATAAAGAAGGTAGAAACAAAGGTTGGTACTATTGCAATAAAAATCACCATAGCAATAAAGGAACAACTGGTTTTAAGTTTTCTGAAGAGTCAAAAAAGAAAATGTCAGAATCACATAAAGGTTCTGCAAACAGTCAGTTTGGAACACATTGGTGGACTAACGGAGTCAAAAATGTAAAATCCGCAACTTGTCCCGATGGTTTTTCCAAAGGACGATGTAAAGTTTAAGGTATTTGTTTCCAAGTTTTTTGAAGCTTCCTTCTGAAAACATCAATGAAACTTGGTGGTGGAGATTATCCCCATAGGGATTGCTTTCGGTTTCCCTCCCTGCTTTAGTTGAGTTCGGACAACTGAAAGTGAAAGTGAAACTTCTTAAAGGTTCAGGATCCCTTTGAGAGTTTGCAGTTTTGACAGAAAACTGCTGGCGGTGGGGTTGAGTGGCTACACTCTCCCACTACAGTTAAGAGTTGATGGTTACTCCTTGACTGTTGTTTTCCAATTTTTCTCAAAAATTGGTGGTGGATAAGTTGTTTCGAGAAATCGGGACACCCTCGGTTTTCTTGCTTTCCTAAAAAGCAAGTGGTGGAGGAACAGAGCGCGGTGCGCTAATCCCCGAGGGTTGATGTTATGTCAACCCTCTATCTTTTTATGGTGGCTTTTATATGGCTCAATTCTTAAACGGTAAAAATCAATTTCATCAAGAACAGTATCACTACTTCGATTTTGTTTTAGAGATACCTGATTTAGAAGAGCTCCCTCTTAACGAAATCGTAATCCGTTCTCTTATGCTTGGTAATTATGCATATCTTATTTTTTATGTCAACTCTTCTGATGGTGTATGTGTTTTGACAAATAAAGATTTAGAGACTTATCAGATAAGTTGGATTGCTGCAATAATAAGCACAGGAGATTATAAAGGAAGAGCTAAAAAGTTTGTATCAGGTGAAGAGTATTATGATTTTTGTTGCCCGCCACAATTCAGATCATCTTGACCACACATATCATCCTTATACTGAATTAAGAGATGAAGAAAAGTCTGTTATAAAAGCTGCTGCTGAAGAATTGACAAAAAAGGACTTTTTCTTAAATGCATATTATTTTCAGTATGTACACGAAGAAGTTCAAGGGCGTTACAATAAGCGAAGCGATGTAACAAGATCAACAGAAACAGAAAGAATCCTCGCAAAAACTCAGAAAGAAGCAGAAGATGTTTTTTACAAAAAGTACCCTAAAAGCTATAAATCAAATTGTGCGCTCTGGGAATCTTTCAAGCCGCTTTCATTTCAAAATAAAGCAGACATTGAGGACTGTGAAAGAAAGATTGAAATGTACAAAGAAAAGCTTGAAAAACTTAAAAAGGAAACACCTAAAGACCTCGTAAAAGTTGAAACAGGCTTTGACAGTTAATATAAAATTATGAAGTTAGCAGATGTGTTAAGAAGAGATGCCAAAAAAGTTGAGTTTATCTTAAAGGCTGTTTATAACGAAGGTTATAACGAAGGTCTTAAAGATGGGAGCAATCACGAATGGCATTATGTAGAAGAGAATGACCTTCCTCGTGAAGGCGAATTGGTTTTATGTCACGGTACTCTAACATCAACTTTCGGTGATAAGCCCATTTGTGAAAAAACTTTTATAGGTTATTACAAAAGCTCAAGCGGTTGGTTTATCAAAAATGCAATTGATGGAGAGTCTGACCAAAGTTGGCCTGTTAATGAGTGGAAGTATCTTGATAAGCCTGTGAAAAAAGTGGAGGCGTAAATGGGCGCATTAAATTGGCACCACATAAGACTTCGTATTTACGATAAAGAAGGAACCCTTGTTGCTACACTTTTTACAACATTGGGTTTACAGTATGAAGATAATATTGATAAGATTGCTCAGGAAGCAAGACGTAATGGTTATACAGCAATCACATCAGTAATAGATATGCTTCCTATGGGGTTATCATAATGTTGGATAGAATTGACCAAAACATTTTTCTTAAAAACTTTTTCAAAGGTTATGAAAAAGCTAACAGAAAGGGTTTTAGAGCTCTTTTTGGAAACGATGTTGATAAAACAATAGACGACCTTACCGAAAAGCTGATTTACGCTATGAAAGAACGACCCGAGTTCTTTACTTTTGTTGTTGATGGCGAAAATCTTGTTGATAAAGATGAAGTAAGAATTCCAATACAAGACAGTAACACACTTGCAGCAATGCTTTCTTATTTTGAGAGAAAGAAATGTGAAATAGAGCGAGAAAGCTTATTTGGCATCCCAGAATTTTTACAGAATATTATTGGTGTTCTTCAAACAAAATACAGTGAAGTTAAAGCAAAAGAACAAGAAGAATTTGAAAAGAAGCGTCTTATCGAACTTGAAAAGAAAGAACGCGAAGAGTACGAAAGACTCAAGAAAAAGTATGGGAACAGATAATGAGAGATTACACTGAAGCAGCAAACAGATATGCAAAGGAAAAAGGCAAAACTGAGCCTGATTGGTTAAGAAAGCAAACAGTCGAGGATTTCACTGCAGGTGCTAATTATGCAGACAAAGTAAATGAAATGACTGATTGTATGAAGGAACAGACTTTTGCAATTATTTCTTCAGATAACAGAAAGAAAATGTTTTTCTGGGGCGGCGCGGAAAAGCCTCGCTTCGGCAGCTTTACTACTGTAAAACTTTACAGAACTGAAACACTTGCAAGAAAGACTCTCGAAGATCGAAAGAGAAGAATGGTTGACCCACTTTGGCGCAATGCTGATGTTATCGAACTTAAAGTCGAATTTCAAATCATAAAAAATTAAACTTTTCAACTGTTTTCTTTATATTATATTTGTAAACTGAATATAAGGAGAACATTATAGCTAATACACCTAATATTGATAAGATTCTTGATAAACTTCAGGTTCGTCTTGACCTTTTGAAATCAAATAAGAATAATTTACAGTATTTTGAAGACCACGGTGACGGCGGTTTTTGGCGTGACCTTACTGAAGAAAAAGCAGCAAAGTTTGCTGATGATGACTGGGATCTTTACGACCTTCAGGTAGGCGAAACATATTTCCTTGTCAAAACCAACGTTGGCATCCGCCTTTTGAACAAAAACGAATATGAAACTTATATGGGTGAAACTCACGTCCTGTATCAAGGTTCATATCAGGCTTGTAAAGATTTTATCAAGGTGGACTAAAATGGCAAAAAATCCAAACTTACCAAAAGCTCCTGAGCACGATATTCGTTGGGGACTGTTGCAGACAGCCTGCGAAGTTAAATTCCGTGATTGGATAATCAATCTTATTGAGGAAGCAATTAAAGACCCTACAAAAAGAGTTGATATTGCCTACACAATTTACGACGAAGTTCTTGACCTCGGTTACGATTACGGACGAGACTCTGCTGAGGAAGATCGAACTTGGGAAGAAGGTTAATATAAATCAGTATGAAAACTCTAACAACATTAAACAGTGAACACTTATCAATAGACTTGGTTAACAACTCTTATATTGATAAGTGTCGTTTTCTTGAAAGCAGATGCGTAATCGGCAAAAGGGAAATCAAAACTGTTTCTCAAATATTAAGAGTAGGTAAAAATACAGTTCACATCAATGTTTGGTTTTGGTATAGCACTGTAAGAGAAGACGAAAACTGCGGTATTGTTATTGCAAGTTTAGTATCTTATCTTGAGAAAAATCAAAGACAATCAATCGAAATCAGCATCCCAAAAACAAAAGATTGGGACCCTGTGTATTTTACTCCTTACGCTCATAATAAGTGTCATTATTCAACTGATAAAGGCAATTCAGTTAATCGCGAAGAAGTTACTGTTGAAGCCGACGGCCCACACGAACATATCGTTGTTAAATGGGAAACATTTCCATCTCCTGAAGAAGCAAGAAAACAATTCAAATACATAAAAAGACATCATCTTGTATCAAAGTTTTACTGGGACCCAATGATGAAAATGTATGACTGCTACTGTAAAGCTTGTGCTGTTGATGGCGTAAGAGTTGGCGGCAATACATTTAAGTTTACTTCTTGGGTTGGAAATCCTGACATTGGTTATGTAAGACCTGTAGGCTTTAAGTGTGATAAGAAAGATGGCATTTTCAAATATGCTTCTTTCGGCGGTGCAGGAAGACTTTATGAACCTGTTGCAGGTGAAGAATATGAAAGATTACAATTTTACTCAGAAAAAGAATACGAAGAGACTGCAAAGAAGTATGAACTCAAAGAAACTTTCGATGAGTTGTGGGAAATAAGACTTCACTCAATCGACTTGTATAATAATGGAAACATCAAAGGCGGCGCTTGGCGACATATCAAGTTTGGTGATGTTGTAACAAATGCAGATGATATGAACAATGCCTGTTTGGAAGCAGTAAACAAAAATGAAGCAGAGCCTGTGTTTGAAAAAGTTGTTACTTTAGGTTGGCATCGAACAAATCCAAAGAACGCAGTAATATGCCCTGTATGTGATGACTTATACACAATCATTTGCCGCTCAGGCTACAATCCACTTCCAAAGTGGCGTCAGACTTTAGAAAGATTAAGAGTTAAATGGTATTACTTTACAAGAAGAATTGCTGTTTACCTTGCAGATAGAAAGTATTATAAGGAACACAAAGATGATTGCTAAGTTTTTTGTTTTTTGTTTATTTTTATGACCTGTGTCATATTTTTTATTTATATTTTTCACTTGGATTGATTGCGGACTTTTTATGGAGCCTTATGGAGAATTCAGCCCAATCAAAAAAGTAATGAAAGAATTCTTTTGGGATGAAGAAAAATATAAATACACTTTTTGGGCTGGGTTTCCTTATATCGGAATGGCTCCTTTAGTATGTGTATTGTCTGCAATTATAACAGCTGTTCTTGCAGTAGTAACACCTATCAAAATTTTTGCTCAAAAGTTTGAGGATAAGCTTAATGAAAATTGATGATAATTGGTGGGTGAACGGTAATTCAATCCTTAAAAGCAAAATGCAGTGGGTTGTTGAAATATCACCTGACGGTACAGGCGGTTGGAATATTCATTTCGGCAAAGGTGAAAAAGGAGACGGCTCTCCTTGGCTTCCTGGGTTTGTAAGAATTACAATCGAACAGTGTATGGAAATATATGACAAGTACAAAGATATAAAATTCTTTGATGACTTGGCTAAACAAATTGAAATTGACCAAAAAGAAGAACCTTTATATTAGGAGCTTTATATGATGGATCCTTTAAGCACAGCTTTGGCATTTGCATTCTTTACAATGGTTTTTTATTGGATATGCTTAGGTGGGCCTATCCCAAGATTTAGAATAGTTAGGAAAAAGATTGACCTTTCAAAACTTTCTGATAAGGAATTGCGTGAAACTGTTTCTTACGAAAAGTATTTTGTTGTAAACACAACAATGGCCTGCGAAAGAATGCAAAAAGAGTTTAAGTCTTTGGTTGGTTTTTTCAAAGACGAATATAAAAATCTCGATATAAGATCACAGTTCTTTCTTACTGCAATAATTAAAGCAGAAGATCTTGAGATTGACGCTCTTTTTGAAAAATGTAAGCATTATAATGAAAACTTAAAAGAAGTTGAAAAGTATTTGAAAAATCACACTTACAATCAAACAGTGATTGACCTTTTTCGCCCTAAGAGAAGTTATTACCTTATAAAAGTTTTACAGGCAAGCCGCGACGCAATTAAGAATAAAGAACAAGTACCTCTTTCTGACACAGTACTTGAAAAGATAGGAGATGATCTTAATGAATTTTTTGAAAAGATTGAAGAAGCACCTAAAGATACTGCAGCAGTTAGCGAAAGCAAATAACTGTGGCTTTTATTGTCCAAACTGTTCAATTGAAAGAAACTATGCAACTGCAGGCGCAAACGCAATTGAAGATGAATTGTATCATAAAACAAAGTACTTCATCAGATGCAAGCGTTGCAATTTGACAACACCTGTTTATGAAACTGTAAAAGAAGCAGAAGATGCTTGGGAAAATGTTTGCGCGTCTGTTGAAGATAAAATGTTAATATCAATTTATGCCGACAAAAAAGACAACTAAAAAGACCACAGCGACAACAAAAGACAATAAGCCTAAAGGTTGCCGCCGTTGTAAGTATAGAGTTGCTCCGCCTAATCAAAAAGGACAAAGAATTCCTACTTGTTGCTTTGGCTACACAATAAATGACAAAGAACTTCCTAAAGAGTGCGGAGAATTATTCACTGAAACTGATTATTATATCATACACCCAGATGAGCCTTAGGGTTCATTTTCGTGTTTTTAAACTAGATTATTGGAGGATTTAATTTAATGTCAAAAAATATTAGATGGCTTGCTTATCAGCCTCTTATCGGTGGTTGCGCCATCGGTGCAGAAAATGCTTTTGGCTGCCCACCTACTGCAGTTCTTGACTATGATGGTGTTGCGAATTCCGAATTATATCTCAATTATATGAATGAGGTAAAAGGCAACAATCTTAAACATTTTTATTTGAACGGCGGAGCTTATTCTCTTGCTGAGGATTTCAAACCTCAGGTTGATGAAGAGGGTAATGAGAAAGTTGTTTGGAATTGGGATATGCCTAAATTTAAGGATCTTGATGTTGTTGTAGGTGTTCCTATCTGTGCAGGACTTTCTTCAGCAAATACTCAGTCAGGCAGCAACTCAAAAATGGGTCGTGGTTCTGATGCTGTTCAGAACAACAATATGTTGGGTATGCTTTCAAATGTTTTGAAATACTTGAAGCCTAAAGTTTACATTTTTGAAAATGCTTACAAACTTGCAACACCTCTTGGAGCAGGCATTAAAGAAAAGCTTACAAAAATGGCAAATGAAGCAGGTTATGGTGTCAACCTTGTAAAAGTAAATACTTTGCATCACGGCCTCCCACAGAACAGAACTCGTACATTTATGATTTGCGTAAAGGACAGCAACGCTCCTTATCTTGAGTATGACGGACCTGCTCCTATCCCTGCAATTATGGACATTATTGGTGACTTGCCAAAACAGCAAGGCGCTTGTCAGGTTCGCTCAGGCGATGATGGTTGGATAAAGTATCTTAAGCACAAGTGGGGCGACAAATACCGTGAAGAGTGGGCAAAGCACAATGCTGCTGCTGACTTCTGTGCTGATGAATGTGGTGAACTTGCTTATGCAAAGCAGTTCTTTGACAGACAAAAAGATAAAGATGACATTGATTACTTCATCTCAAAGAAAGCTCAGGGCAAAGGTTGGATGTCGGGCGCCCCACTTTACTTTGGTACACACAAGCTCCCTTCTTTGTATGGTCGTTCTATGGGTCGTATTTGGCACCCAGTTGAAGAGCGTGGCTACTCAATCCGTGAATGTATGAGATTGATGGCTTTGCCTGATGACTTCCCAGAAGTACCTAAACAGAAGATGGGTATGATTGGTCAGAATGTTCCTGTATGTACAGCACAGTATTACTGTAATGAAGTTAAGAAGTTCCTTGAAGGAAAACTTAACATTGCAGAAACACAGAATGTTGACCAAGACTTCTGTTCTGAAGCAAAAACAAAGCCGAAGAAATCAATCCCAAGTGGGTTCAACAAGTTTATGAAATGAAATAAGGCGGGCTTCGGTCCGCCATTTTTGTTAATATTGTAAATGGAGGTTCACTATGGATTTGACAAAACTTAAAATAGAAGGCTTTCATTATAACCCAGACATTGAAAATGAAATTAAAAGTTGGTCTTATGACCGCGATGACGACGAAGATTGTTGGATTGAAATAAGTGAAGACTCTTTTGACGCTGACCGTCTTATTGTTTCATTTACAGAAAAATGTTCTCCTGTTGCAATTACAACATTTCTTGTTACTGAAATCGATTTTCTTGAAGAGTGGCTTAACAAAACCGTTGAAAATAAGAAGGTGTTTTCCTACTAATTTTTTAGAAGGACACCTCAATGCTTGAAAAAGAAGACTACCAAAATGATAAACCTGTAGAGGTTGCTTATGACGAATTTTCTTTAAAAAATAAAGAATTATATAATGTCGTAAATGCAGCTCTTGTAAGATTTATCTTTGCGGAAGGTTGGAAAGCACATAAACACTATGTTGAAATGTGTTTTGGTGATGACGGTAAATAAGATGTATTTTGCAATTGTAGAAAAGAAAACAAAAACAAGATTTTATTTTGCGGGATACGACTCTTCAAAAAGAGGCTTATGCTCTTGGTCACAATCAAAACTTCAAGCAATAAAAATCGCTGATGTTAATATAATAAAACAATTGAGAAGATATTTAGTAATTAACTCTATCTTCGATACTAACGTCTATCGATTTGAGGTAATTGATGTCAACAACTTATATTAAGGACTTGTATAAAAAGTACTTTGTTCCTGAAAACAAAATTGAAAAAAGAATTGAAAACACTGCAGAGTTCTGCTGTTACCTAACACAAAATCCAGATAAACTTGACCTTATTTACGATTGGATGCTCAATCTTTATTTTAATGGCCTTGACGAAAACTCACAGGTTGTAATGTTTGATGAAGATGTTAAAAGAATGGCAAAAAGTGGGTACAAAGTTATACCTTTAGTGTTCCACGAGGCAATTGGTTCAATCGCAGAAAATAGTCCTTTAGGATTTGTATTAGATGTATGGGACCCAAATTCTCCTGAGTGTCTTGATAATCAGGAAAGAGAATACGTTATAGAGTTGTTAGAAAAAACAAAGTTAAAATGCGATGAGTATGCTTTTCTTGATATGAATTGGGACTACTTTTTTGAAAATTGTTGGAGAACAGTTCTTCACGAAGTATTTGAGTATTATTACGGTACATCATATCAGAGAGCAGTCGACAATCCTATAAATCAAAAAGTAAACAAAATCTTAAAAGATGAAGGCCTTGAATTGACTTACATTAAAGAATTGTGCCCAAAGCAAAAGTTAAGTTGCATTGGCTTTGATATGTCAAATGTATGGCCAAAAGTTCCTGCAAAAGATCTTATTATTCATTTGACAGATGAATTTCTTCCTGCCGTTTAGTTAAGACTAATTTTATTATGGCAGAAGAATTTCTTAAAAAAGTATATGACCGTTACTTGGGTTCCGACTATGAGTTCGGTGATTCTGACTTAAACCCAAAAAGAGAAATTTCAAAAACTAATCTCGAAGAGCTGGAGTTTGAAGAAGATGCAATTATGGAAAAGATTGCAAATCGTCTTCGTGAGCTTCACGCGATGGCAACATCTCTGCCAAAATATAAAGTTCCTGAAAAGATTGATAACGATGATTTCAAAACTGAGTCCTCAGGCGCAGGTTTAGGGCCTGACCCAAACCCTGAAGTAAACGCAAATGAACTTGCGATGAAGTTGAGTTTGGGCGGTGACCCAACTGACTCTCACTTATTGCTCCCAGGTGGTGGACTTGATACTCAGGTTGACTTTTTGATAGGTGAACTTGAAGGTATTCTTATAAATGTTCTTGCAGTCTCTCCTCCTCAGCCTGGGCCTGGGCCATTCCCAGGAGGTGGTGGTGACTTAACACAATTATATAACCCTGGGTGTGATGACTTCGATGAAGATGGCGATGAAGAGTTTGACGACCAAAGTAATCTTCTTGATGACTTGAAAAAAGGTATCAATGCATCACTTAATTCTGATGGAAACGGTGATGACGATGACAGTGATAATGAAAATGACGGAGCAGGTGGCGGCGGAGAAGCAAAAAAGAAAAGCGCCGCTGAGGCAGCAGATGATTCCGTTGGTGAAACAAACGCTAACAGAGATGCTGCAGCTGCCGAAAGAGAAAAAGAAGTTATCGAATGTATCACTAAAGAGTTGCCTATATTATCTGCAATTCTTGCGATATTAAAAGTTGTAAATGTTCTTAAGAAAGTTCTTCTTTTAATTCTCACAATTGTTGTTCCTATTGTAAAGATGATTACTTTCGCTGCTCAGTGTTGGATTAACCCTCCTGCTGCAGGACAAGTTATTCAAATGGTAGCAGAAAAGATTGCAGCTTTACTTATTTCAGCAATCGGTGAAATTTTACAAATGCTTTGGAATATGTTGGAACTTGATTGTAAAACAGAACAAATACAGTCAGTACTTGACCAAATAAATGAAGTTCTTTCAGGTATTTCAAGTTCAATCAGTTCAACAAAGTCAGCAGTTATTAGTTTTGCAAATCAAGGACAAGCTTTAGGTAAAGAACTTGCTGATGCATTTGATAAAGATGAGTTTGAGCAAGGCGCTGAAAACTGGAAAAATGAAGTTAAGTCTTGGGCAGAAGAGGATTCTTGGAATCAGGGTAAAGAAGCACTCAATCAAAAATTATTTGGTGGTGAAGGCGTTACTGGCGCGGGACTTCAAAATCTTATGTCAAAAGCTCTCCCACAGGGTATTAAGAGTAAAATCAATAATGTTCTTAACAGCACAAAAAAGGTTGTTGATAATACAAAGAATGCAGTTAAAGAAGTTGATACTGAAGATAAGACAGGTGTTCAACAAAAACTTAACGACCTTGCTTCATTCTTAGGTCCTTTCAGTGTAAAATAAATATAAGACTAAATTATAGAGGTCATTGATGAGATTAGATACTTTTTTTGACGGTACCACAACAGATTGGACATCTCTCACAGGTGCAATCGAACAAAAGGCTGTAGTAAACGAAAACTTTTTCAAAAAGATGTATGATGCGGCGGGAAAAAATCCACGCTTCAGTACAGTAAAAGATCAGTATGGAAATTATGTAAATGTTCCTATTACTGATACAAATGGCACAGGTGCGGTTGCAAACGGTAAGAACGAATGGACTTTATCTGAATTTTTGAATTTGCAAAAAGCAGGTGAAGACAGTGCAGAACTTGCTTCTTACCTTGACCTCAAAGGTTGGACATTAAGATCTCTTGGCGATGATGCAGGTGAAAAGCTCAACAATCAAATAAACACTCAAGCAGCTTTACAAGTTATTCAAAACTTTTATGATATGTATATATCTCCTGTAGGAGAAACTGATGCAAAGTATCGTCTTGGTGAAGTTACAGGTAAAGCAAAGCCTGGGACTGTAAATAATCAGACTGATGAATTTGGCCGTTTGAGAACTCGTGCACTTTTCAATTCAAAAGTTAATTATAAGGAATGGGAAGGCACATCTCTTAAAGATAAGTCAGAGTATTATTCTGTTATTTGGTTCCCTCCTTACGCGCCATTAAATATAAAACCAACTTCTTGGAAAGGTATAAGTACAAAAAAGTATGATAAAGAGACAGGCCTTGAAGTTGATAACAATGGCTATCTTCTTGACGCATCAGGACAGCGTATTAAGTACAGAGGCACTGATGGTAAATTGTATTACAAAAAGTCTCAAGGTGAGACATCTTCTGTAAGTACAATGACAATGAAAGATTACCTCGAGCAAGCAAAGAACAAAAGACAAGAAGAACTTAACGCAAAAAATGAAGAATTGCGTAAAGATGGAAAAGAGGTAACTGTAACTGAAGCTGAAGACACTCGACTTGCAATTAAAAACGAAGAAAATAAATATTATGATACTTATGATATGAGCAACGGACTTGCTGCTCGTTCTTCTTTTACATATCGTGCACCTGGGTTTAAGGCAATTAACGATAACATCAATATGTTGCAGTGGGTTCTTGAAGGTATGTCGGGTATCGTTTCAACATATCTTACAGAGTGGGACATCTCAATGTATCTTCAGGAAGGTTTGGTAACAAACACTGAAAGTACTTTACCTAACATCATAATGTTGACTCACCGTTTGGACAAAGATAACCCAAATCATTATGGTTGGGAAACAAGCGGACAGCCTGATGATAGAGCTGCCTCTTGGGGTGTTATCAACTGTGCCATCTCAAAAATATATGGAGACAATCATAAGTCTTGGATAATCAATGCATATCCTTATTCACAATGGCATACATTATATCCTGACCCAACTGCTTTGTCAGGATGGCTTGATAAGATTACTGCTCCTGATGGTGCAACTGCTTATGTACCTAATTATTACAGAATTGCAAAAGCAGGTTTGCGTAATTACTTGGAAGGAAAAGACAATCACGGAAGAATAAGAGGTGACTCTGTTCAGAACAGATTGATGTTCCAAGACTTTGAAGGCGCTGCTCTTTCAGGTTATAAAGAATGGAACTATGGTGGTAAAATTTGGAAAGCATTATACACATCAGAAGACGATGGTTTCTCAGATATTGATATTCTTTTCTTACAAACAAGTATTGGACTTTATCATAAAAGAGACTTAATCGAAGATGTTCAGTTAATAAATTATCAAGTCGGCGGAAACGGTGAGCCTTATGACGGCTATGATATGATAGTCGGCGGTAACGATGCTTCAGGTAATGGTCAGAACACAGGTTATTCTTTCAACGACCCAGAAGAAGGTTCAGGTGGTAACAAGTACTGCCCAGGCTCAGTTTTCAAAGGTGCATTGACATTCTTAAATATGTTCAATAAAAGGGACTCTTCAAAGAACTCTGCACTTTCAAAAGCAGGTGCAAATGGAGACGGAAGTGTTGACCAAAAGAATACTTACGGGACAATTCAGGACTCTCTTGGAGCAACAAAGGCAGCAAGTTCAAATGATGCTCTTGACGAAGGCGCTGAACACGCATACTTATTAGGTACTGATAAAAAACTTGTAGATAACTCAAATGGCGTTGGTGTTCCTCAATACAACCCAACACTTTATGGTGGTCCTCACTCTTATTACCGTTCACCAAAATCATATCAATCTTACTATCAGGAAAACAACATTTTCTTAAGAAACGTTCCTCGTATTGATAAATGTCCTGACAACTTCAATCACGATGCAGATGGCGACATTACTTGGCCATCACTTCCAAATCGTCAAGATAACTATTATTACAAAGGAAACGAAAAGTGGTGTTCAAATGTTTCAGCTGTTGCAAATGGTGAAAGACAGGCTTATGAGCAATCTTGGTCAGCAGGTCTTGCAAGACTTAAAAAAGGACATCATAGCACAGGTGAAGTTCCTGCATACCTTCGTGTAAAAGTTTACAGCGATGTTGAATTCTATGCACAGCTTGAATGGCACTGGGGTTGGAATTATTGGTACTGGGGTTGGTGGGATTGGAGATGGGTTCGTCCATCACATTACTCAAACGGCGAGCCATATCATTATGAAGGCTATGGTTGGTGGCAATGGTTCCATAAAGAACTCGGCTTGACATCAAATTGGTGGTGGTACGGCTGTTGGAATCACGGTTGGTACAATTACTATTGGAGCAGATATTATAATTACTCTTGGTACTATCACTGGGAATGGACAGGCAGTTGGTGGGGTTGGCGTTTAAAGGTTTCTTATTATGCACCTTGTCAAAGAGCTTGGCACTATGAATGGAAGTTTACAACATTCAAAAGATATGTACTTCATTCAGAGCCTAACGCACCTTGGAGAATTGTTCAAACAAGACACTATGAGTCTTACTTGCCTAACAACTCAAGCAGCGTATTTAAGAACGCTTGGTATAATTCTTACAGAACATTATTTGGTTACTCAAGAGACTATGCATACTTATTTGCAACGCAACCTAATGAGGATTATGAATTATTTGTAGACGGACCTCAAGGCGGCAATTATTCTCAATGGAGCATTCTTAATGAAGCTACTTGGCAAGTGTTGAATGTTTACCAAACTAATGCTGAACACAATATTATGACAAGTATTGTTGACTGGTGGGGCGGTATGGTCGGCGCGCACAATAAAGCGTTCTTCTTAACAAGAGATGAGCAGGGCCGTCCTGACTGTTTATTCCGTGCTGAAATATATCATAATCAAAAGCCTGTTTATTACTTCTGTTTGCACTCAAGAACATATTCTTCAAACAAACGAAAGTATTGGTGGGAAAGACACTGCGGTTGGAAAACATATATGTCTGTTAAGTTGTATTCAACTGATAGATTCTGGGCAGGACTTTCAAAGCCGACATTTACAAATTATGGTTCTGTAAATAACGGTGAAGAGTCTATCGGTGTATCATCACCTCCTATTGATGGAAAAGTAACACCTGAAACAGCAAATAACTCAATTCTTTCTGTAATGGGTGCAGGCTACACAGGCACAAACTGTAGTGAAACAAGAAAGACTCCTTATGACCTTATAACAGGAATATCGGGAAGAGAAATTCCGTTATTTGATACAACTATTGTAAGAGATGGTATTGTAGGTTCAGACCGTATGATTGCATCTTATAATGGTATTTCAGGCGTCGGTATTATCGGTGACATCCCAGGTCTTGACTTCGAAGCAGATGATGGCGCGGAAATTTATTCAAATAAATGTTGCTCTAAACAAAAAGCTGCTGATATGAATGGCAGCTCTTGGATGGATGTTGCTTTCAAAAATATAAGATTCCCAATGTGGCAGATTTCAGGATGGATAAATAAAGGCGAAGTTACAATCAACGGAAACACTTATCGTCCTGAAGGAAACGGTTTTGCCATTTATAGAGAAATAACACCTCCTAATTGGTGGCACGCAATGATCCTCAATATGGGATTGAGAAACACATTCTATCGTGGTGATGCAAACGGTCCTTTAAGAGTAAACTTTAAGGTTCTTCAATATGGAATTGATGTTGAAGGTAAAAGTTTTGCTGATGCTCTTACACATATTGAATCTCGTGGATGTACTGTTCAGTCAGCAGCAGGTTCATTTAAGATTAAAGCAAGTGACATCAGAACTTACACAACAGTTAAACGTTTAGTAACATTGACAAAGAATGGCGTTGAGTGTACAGAAAATCACGACATCGTAGATACTGTTTACTTGAAGAATGCTTGGTCTGCATTGAAGTATTACTTTACTTCTTTTGATATTGCTCCAAGATTCTTATACAACATTCTCGCAACACAAAAAGGTTATCTCAATTTTGCTAAAGACTTTATTTGTGGTAAAGATGAACACGGTCAGTACATTGTTTCATTTGACTTTATTCGTAAAATGATTGAAGGCACTGCGAAGTCACCTGGGCTTATATCACCAAGAACATATTATCTTGCTGACCCAAAAAAGAATTATATTGCAGACCCTAATGGCGATATAATTATCAACGAAAAGACAGGTTCTCAAAGTTCTCTTAGTGATGATGGAAGTCTTCCTGCAGGTTGTATCAAAGCATCTTGGTGTGAAGACATCTATGGCTACAATCCTTGGATAAAAATTGCCCGTGAATGGTTCTGTAACAGTCCTTCAGAAAATCAAAGATTACACGATGACTTAGGATTGGTACTTGACCAAAGAAAAGAAACAATTCTTAAAGTAAAGCGTTTACTTAAGCCTTATCTTTATATGGATATGGGTTCATATTCTTATAACAGTATGAACACTGCTTGGAAATCAGTAAATGAGTTTATTGATTTGAAAGCAAATGAAGAGCCTGAAAGATTCTTACTTGCTTACCTCAATGTTTTGTATGAAGCAAGAAGATACTTTATAAACAAGAGATGTAACAAGCAAGACGGTACTTTGTGGATGTGCCGTCACCTTGAAAAGATGTTGCCTCAAGTTGTAGGTTCAGCTGTTGCATCTGCAGGTTCTATTGATATGACTGCATTCCAAGGTAAGTCTTCAAAGATTGATGTTTCTTTCTATGAAATACAAAATACACTTGCTATGAAAGCAGATGTTCTTAAGAAACAAGCTGCAGGTTCAAATGCAGAACTTGAGCCTGATAGAATTAAAACTGTTTATGTTAAAGTTCAATATGTTTCTTATGAAAGATACTTGGCTTGTCAAGAAAAGCTTAAAGACGGTACACTCAAACGCACTGACGAAAGAGTAGTTCCTGTTCAGCCAATATCTTTTGTAAAGAAAAGAGACGGCACTTTCAAGAATAAAGCAAATGGTGACAAACTTGCTGCTGATGAAACTTGGAACGAAAACGGTTGGGCAATCAGAAATGGTAAGATTAAATATGCAGTTAAACCTGAAGATGGCGTTTATAAATTGTATTCAGTCGAAAAGCACCGTGATGAAGATAATGCTGCAAAGAAACTTCAAAATCCAAACGGTCCATACATCACATACGGTTATGATGATGCAAAGTGGAACATTGATTGGAGTAAGATGGCTGAAGATAATCAAATCCTTTTCAATTACTACGGTGGCGTTAATACTTCTGCTCTTAAAGATTTGACTGCAAGTGGTGAAAAAGATCCACAAGCACTTCTTTGTGGAGCAAAGCAATCTGCTGATTACTGGATTGTCCCTGTTCAGAGTGCTTTACCGAGAGCAATTGGTTACCGTTCTCAACTCTCACTTGAAATGATAACAGACGGAAGTATTGGTATGGAAGGTGTATCAACAAAAGACAACCCAGTTGCTTTGGTTGGAGCTTCGGCTTATGCTATGTGGCCTATCATTGAAGACCAAACAGATATTATACCAAACAACGGTGACTTTGCTCAAATTATGAGTGGTTTAGGAGCTTAAACTAAATAATATAAATGTCGGAGGTTTTATGACAATCAATTCAAAGTTACCTTATTACAAAGATGAGGTAAAGAAAGTAATTAAAGATGAGTATGTAGCATCAAAAGTTGTCAACTTACTTCAGAGAGCTTTCTCTGATGGTGTAGTTTCTATAATTCAATCAAATGCAAAGAAGAGCGCGAACAAGACTGAAGCCATTGAAAATTTAAATCAAAACATTTCAGACTTCTATGTTGAAAAGAATTATGATTTATTGTTTGAATACTTTTTAGGCGTGATAGATAATATTACGAGAGACGGAAAACTAATTTTGAGTTATCAGGATGTTGCCAAAGAAGATTTCAAGAATATCATAAAAGCCATTTATGATATGGGTTTAATTGCGGGTACTCAAATTGCTCAGGACCCAAAGCAACTTTCAATCTTCTTTGAAAACAGGGAGAAAATTGAAAGTGGAAAATACTAAGGATTACTCTTTTACAAAATACTTTTATCAAGTATATGCTGAAAGAGTTGGTGTACCATTGAATGAAGATTCGCGTGCTTATATCTTAAGTGTTTTGAAAACAACAGAGCCTCATACAAAGTATGACAACAAAGGGCGGCATTCAGAATACTTTACATTAAGAGTTGAAGATAAATTGATTACGATTGTATGTGACGCTGATACACATAAAATTATTACTTGCGTTATTGAAACACATCATCGTAAGGAGTTTGAAAACTTATGAAATTAGTTTTTAAGGACGTTAAAGGCGACGAAGAAAGAATGCTTTTTATAATCATTGTTGATGACGATGGTTTAGAAGTTGCAAAGTATCCTATTTATTTGACAAAAGAAGCATCTGAAAAGTTGCCTGTTCTTCAGGAAACATTTACAAACATTAAAGACATTTTTGAACTTGTTTATAATTCAGGAAAGAAAAAAGAAGATCTTGAATTTGTGCTTGAAAGTGTTAATATAAATTAAACTTCTCAGAACTTCTTTTTATATTATTATTGGATAACTGGGAGGAAATCTGATGAAACGGAGGTAATTCAAATGAGTGCAGCTTGGTTCAAAAGAACAAATGTAGCCGATGCTTGCAAGACAGTTGAAGGCATCCTAACAGAAGAATTCGTTTCCGAAGTTAAAATTGAAAAACTTGGGAACGGAGGTATTATCAAGCTCAAGGCTTACGCTTGTGAAGATGATTGCAGAAAACTCAACGAGTTGCTTTACAATCAAGGCTGGGCCAATGACTTGGAAACATTATCTAAAAAATGAATACAAAAACAATAAAAATTGAAAAAGAAAAAGACATTAAAAAGTGTCGCAAAATTGATGATATTTTCTATGTAGCCGAAATGATGGGTTATGATGGAAATATTATGCCCAGAAGTTTTGAAGGTTCAGTCGGCTTATCCTGTGTGATATGTGGTGAACAAACAAAAATTATTGGTGAAAGAGCTTTTGCGAATTGTAAAAATTTAATACGTTTTGACGGGTTTCCTGAAATTATTGCGAAGGAAGCTTTTTCTTTTTGTTCACGATTAAAGAACTTCAATTTTTCAAATGTTGCAAACTTATCAGAAAGTTCATTTGCATATTCAGGCCTTGAAACAATCGACATCCCAAGCAATATCAAAAACATTCCAAACAGCTGTTTCGCAGGGTGTCTTAATCTAAAAACAATCAACTTAAATGAAGTTGAACATATTGAAGATGAAGCTTTTCAAACTTCAAGCTTAAGATTCATCAAAATACAAAATCCTTTAGAGATGATTGGCAAAAAAGCTTTTGAAGGAAGTATGCTTTTGACTGACATTTTCGTTGAAAGAATTTTGCCGCCAAAAATCTATTCTTCAACTTTTTACGGTTGTCCTATTCATAACATTTATTTTTATTCTGACATTCAAGCTGATTTCTTTATAAGAGATAAGAATTGGTCTAAGTATCAAGATTACTTCAAAATCATTTCACCTAAAGATGCCAAGACAATTATCAATGACTTAAGGAGTCTTTAATGATACACATAGACAACTATAAATTATTCAAACTAATAAAGATAGTGTTTCCCGTTAAAGTCATTTGCACTGTTCTTTTATTGTTAATATTCTAAAATATGATAGACTACAAAAAATATTTCCCGTATGATAATATTCGTCCTGAGCAGGAAAGAGTGTTGTCTGAAATTGTAAAAAACTGGGATAAGAAGAAGTATTTTATTTTGCAGTGTGACGTTGGTACAGGTAAGTCAGGCATTGCAAAAACAGCAGCCAATTGGTGTGAGAATTCTTTTATTATTACAGAAACAAAACAACTTCAGCAGCAGTATGTTGATGACTTTGCTCACGAAAGAAATATGGTTTCTATCAAAGGCAAAGCAAATTACCCTTGTGATAGAAATGGCCGTCTTAACTGTGAAAATGGTCCTTGTACATTAAGAAAAGCAAGCGCAGAGCCACCTAAGTGTATGTTCACTTGTAAGTATTATTCTCTTCGAAGAAAGGCCCTTGAGTCTCCAATTGTACTTACATCTTATGCATATATATTCCGCGCCTTCGATTGCAGCAGTTTATGGAAGCCAAGAAAGTTGATGGTTTTTGATGAATGCCATCTTATTGAAGATCAGCTTATCAATTTTGCTTCTTTTACAATTGACCCAGAGCATCTTGATAGAATGTATGGCTTGTTTGACAATCATCCTGATAGAGAAATGCACATTCAACGTTTTACTGAAGATGGTTGGACAGAAAGTAATAAAGCAAGATTTGCTGTTACCTATGATGCAGTTGTAAATAAAAGAAATGAATTGTTTGATATGATGAAAGAGGAGATGGGTGAAGAAAGTCCTGAGGACCTTGATGAAGATACTCTTGACATCTTATCGAAAACACATAAGCTTTATTACGATATTGATAAACTTTACAAAAAGATGGAAGTATTCAATTATCAGAAAAAAGATGATTGGATCATTGCTTGTGACTCTGAAGGACATTTGACATTTACTCCATTAAATGTTGACTCTTTGTTTCATAAGTTCTGTAACAACTGGGCTGATAAGTTTATCTTTATGTCTGCAACAATTCTTGACACTGATGGCTTTATAAAAGAATTGGGTATCGACCCAGAGCAGTGTCTTGTTGTAAAAGTTGAGTCCTCTTTTGACCCAAGTAAGTCACCTATTTATTTTATGCCTTGCGGAAGTATGAGTTATCAGAATATTGAAGAATCTCTTCCTAAAGCTTGTCAGGCAATCGACTTTATTATGCAAAGGAAGCCAAATGATAAAGGCATTATTCATACGGGCAATTATAAAGTTGCTGATAGAATATGGAACAGCATTCTCATACATAAACAAAATCACGACCGCTTCTTGATAAAAGCAAGTGAAGATGTAACAAATCAAAACCTATTGAAGATACACGAAAGATCACAAAACACTGTTCTTCTTTCACCTTCAATGACAACGGGTGTTGACTTAAAAGATGACTTGTCAAGATTCCAAATTGTTGTAAAAATGCCGTTCTCTTCACTTGGTGACCCAAGAACAAAAAAGAAGTCTGAAATCAATTCTGATTGGTACACTTGTCAAATGTTGAAGAACTTGGTTCAAGCTTGTGGGCGTTCAACCCGTTCTGCTGAAGACCATTCTGCAACTTTCATACTTGACTCTTCATTCAGATACTGGGTTACAAAATATCAAAAGTGGCTCCCTAAGCAATTCTTACAAAGGATAAAAGGCTTTGACTAAACTAAATTTATATGTTTAAGTTTAGTGATGGCACTCTCATTGAAGGTCAAGCAGATCTTGTTGAAACATTAAAAGTAATTACCCAGCCGCAATTGATATAGGACTTGACCCTTATAAAGTCTCTAATCTTTACTGTGATGACGGTTTTATTGTTGTTGATAATAAATCTCCTGATGTACAGGTTTTGAGACGGTCTGCTTATGAACATATTCTTAATCCTGAAAAAAGATTTAAGTTTAACTACTTTTCTCATATCCATCCTCATACAATTGACAATAATCGCTTCTTCCACGAGATGCACGATGTGGATGTTTATAGCGTGTTGCGTAAAAGTCCCACATCTTTAGTGTGGGGCATGTAGCAACACAAAGTCGTACTTTTGCTTTACGCCCAATGCTACTAAATATATAAAAGTTTATACAAAATACAAAGAAAACT